TACTGGGGACGAAGGGATTACTGGGGACGAAGGGATTACTGGGGACGAAGGGATTACTGGGGACGAAGGGATTACTGGGGACGAAGGGATTACTGGGGACGAAGGGATTACTGGGGACGAAGGGATTACTGGGGACGAAGGGATTACTGGGGACGAAGGGATTACTGGGGACGAAGGGATTGCCGACCGGGCTCAAAAAAAATCACAAAACTGATTTTATGATTTTTTAACATAATTCAAGCACATGACATGTCTGTTGGTGTGGATATACATCGTATACCGATTGCATATAACATGTTACACGGCAAAAAATTGAAATGGTAAATGAATCACATATTTTTTAAATAACACACACACATTACCTCTATGTACACGTATACCAATTACCAGCTAGCAGACATTCGATATTATTGGTTCTGCTTTTATTGCGGACTGTATCTGACAATTTATTATGGAATGCGACAGATGTATATGCCAATGATACTATACGAGTTGAATTTGAGTCAGGTTGGCACTTCCATTATAGCTATTGGCGATATCATATGTTATAATATATTCATGACGGTTCTGGCACTTAATACTTTGTATTGCGTAAATAAAAAGTAAGTCCGATACCGAAATTTTCAAAAATTCATTTTTTATTCTTCGTTCAATAGTTGAAAAAGAACCTTAAATTATTATGCTTTGTATCTTCTTTCATAATATAATATTTGAGTGCATAAGGAAAAAAGTGATTTGAGATTCATTCTTGTTAAATCTCAAAATGGACATTTATTTTATGTCCAAATTCTCAAAAATTATTCCATCTATAAACGTGTTTTTTACGAAAAGTCACTTCAAAGCATTATGCTTTAAAACCTATATTAACTTGGAAAGTTTGACTGCTTAAGGTTTTTTATACATTGATTGCGTATTATGCCTTGATTTATAAAGACAGCATAGTTTAGAACAATATGCTTCATCCAAATACAAGGAAAATCAAGGAAACTATTAAATGTGATTGTTGTAACTATGTATGCTGTTATACAAGTGAATATAATAGGCATTTGAATACAACGAAACATCAAATGTTGTCAAATGTTGTCAAACATGTTGTCACTACTGTTGTCAAAAATCAAGAGTATAAGTGTGATTGTGGTAAGAAATATAAACACCGTCAATCATTCTATCGTCATAAAAACAATTGTTGTATTCAAGAAACACAATCAGTTCTTGTCACAGAACAAGAAACTACACAAAATTCAAAGGAGTCTTTAATTCTTGCTTTAATCACACAAAATAAAGAATTTATGTCGCTACTATCAACTCAACAACAAGAACACAAAGAAGAAACCAAGGATTTAGTCGAAACAATACAAGTGCAATCTACAACAATGCAGGAACAATCAAAGACTATACAAGAAATGATTCCTAAAATGGGTAATAATAATAACAATACAACAAATAATAAGTTCAACCTACAAGTATTTCTCAACGAGGACTGTAAGGACGCAATCAACTTTTCAGATTTCATTGAAAATATAAAGGTTACCGTCGAAGACTTAGAGAACCAAGCACAATTGGGTTACGTGGGAGGCATTTCAAAACTGTTTTTAGAGAACATGAAAGAGTTAGGTGTGAACAAAAGACCGATCCACTGCACTGATAAGAAAAGAAACACCCTGTATATCAAGGAAAATGATGAATGGGACAAGGAAGGTTCTCGTGACCAACTCTTGTACGGGATTAAAGTATTAACAAGTAGGACGAACCAAACTCTGTGTGATATGAAAGAAGATAATCCTGTGGAATATTCTGATATGGATTCTCCATTTTCTACCAAGTGTGAAGATATCCAACGAAGTTTGCTTCCAGTATTTCCAAGAGAAGCAACATTTGGAAAAGTAATAGATTCCATCTCTAATGGTTCAATAGTTGAAAAAGAACCTTGAAAATATTATGCTTTGTTATTCTTTCAAAATATAATATGTGAGTGTATAAGGAAAACAATGAATCTGGTTTCATTCACGATACTCGGGAACTGTTTATTGGATTGTAATAGATAACCAAATTCGTATTTTTTCATAAGCATTATTATTGTTAAACTATTTAGAAAAACGACCTTTATATGTAATACATGACTGACACTACTGATGATTATATTATTGGAATTGATTTGGGAACAACCAATTCGTGCGTTGCTGCAGAGAAAGATGGACGTTTTGAGGTTATTGCAAATTCACAAGGGGAAAGGACGACACCATCTTGGGTCGCATTTACTGAAGACGGAGAGCGCTTGATTGGTCAAGCCGCAAAAAGTCAGGTTACCGGGAATATTAAGCGCACAATTTATGATGTTAAACGTCTCATGGGTAGGAAGTTTAATGACCCTGATGTACAGAAGGAGATTGCAGGACTTGGATATAAGGTTGTATCTGGTGCAAGTGGTAATCCTGAGATTGTTATTGTGACCAAGGATAAAACTACTAATTATACACCCGAGCAAATTAGTGCCATGATTCTCGGATATATGAAGGAGACCGCTGAGGAATTTCTCGGTAAGAAAATTACTCGTGCGGTTATTACCGTCCCTGCTTATTTCAATGATGCTCAGCGCCAAGCAACCAAAGATGCTGGTGTTATTGCTGGTCTTACAGTCGAGAGAATCATTAATGAACCCACAGCTGCAGCTATTGCGTATGGACTAAATAGCAACAGCAGTGTGGAGAAGAATGTTCTCATCTTTGATTGTGGAGGAGGGACACACGATGTTTCTGTACTCACCATTGATGGGGGTCTTTTCGAGGTTAAAGCTACAGCAGGTGATACTCATCTAGGTGGCGAGGACATCGATGGAATGGTTGTTCAGTATCTTGTTGCCGAGTTCAAGAAGAAGTTTCGCATGGAACTAACTAATAAAAAACATATCCGTCGTCTCCGCACTGCTGCTGAAAAGGCTAAGCGCACACTCAGCACCGCCAATACTGCTACAATTGAGATTGACAGTCTAGGAGATTTTGATTTTAATACCGTCCTTACCCGAGCAAAGTTTGAGGACATTTGTTCCGGTTTCTTCAAGCGTGCTATGCTTCCTGTTGAGCAAGTTATTCGTGATTCCAAACTTAGTAAGTCTAGTATCAACGAGATTGTTCTCGTCGGGGGCACTACTCGCATTCCAAAGCTACAAAACATGATTAGTGAATACTTCAACGGACACGATCTATGCAAGTCGGTTAATCCTGACGAGTGTGTTGCTTATGGGGCATCCGTTCAAGGTGACGTTCTTAATGGTGCTAGGTCTGAGAAGTCAAAGGACATTCTTCTTCTCGACATTACTCCTCTCAGTTTGGGCATTGAGACCGCCGGTGGAGTTATGACAGTCCTTGTTAAACGCAACACTACAGTCCCCAGTAAAAAGGAACAGGTCTTCTCTACATATGTTGATAACCAACCGGCTGTCAATATATGTGTATACGAAGGAGAGCGTCAATTCACCAAGGATAATAATCTTCTTGGAAAGTTTGACCTCAAGGGTATACCTCCATCGCCTCGTGGTGTTCCACAGATTAAGGTTGTGTATGATATCGACGCAAATGGTATTCTAAAAGTATCAGCCAGTATAGGCGATGGACCTGGAGAGTCCCTCACAATTAAACGTGAAGAGAATCGTCTTTCGGAAGAGGACATTCAGCGCATGGTAGAAGAGGCTGAGAATTTTAAGGAGCAAGATGATGCTTTAAGAAAGACTATTGATGCCAAGAATTCACTTGAGAACACACTTTACTCTGCCAAGAATGGTTTGGATGATGAGGTCAAGTCGAAGGGATTAGATGATGCTGTTAAGGAGGATGTAAGGACTCGTATCGGCGAGGATATTAGTTGGCTTGAAGACCAGACTAATGTTACAACGGTTGATGAGTATGAAGCTAAGTCCAAATCATTTGCCGAGTTTCTACAGAGTAAGATTGGGACGCCTGATAATGGTATGCCTGACATGGGTGATATGCCAAAAACGACCTCTTCTGTTGATGAATCTGGACCCGAGATTGAGGAGATCGATTAAAATTATTTATTGCTTATATAATTTATGTGTAGGTGTTTGGTTGCTACAATAAAAATCTATATATATATTAATATATTAATGATCATACTGGTTCTAGGTGGTTCAGGTCTGGTTGGCAATGGGATTCGAATGGATTGTTATTATAAGACTACACCTGATGAATATATTTATGCATCCAGTTCTGATTGTGACTTGACTAACGAAGAAAATACCTATACATATTTCGAAACTGTTAAACCAGATAAGGTTATACATTTGGCCGCATATGTAGGAGGGCTGTATCGCAATCTTAACGAAAAGGTACAAATGCTTAATGTTAATACTGCCATAAATACTAATGTCTTAAAAGCATGTCATAAATATAAAGTAAATAGATGTGTTTGTTGTCTATCTACTTGTATATTTCCAGATAAAACGGAGTATCCTATTAATGAAGAGATGTTAAACGACGGACCACCACATTCATCCAATTATCCATATGCATATGCCAAACGAATGTTGAGCGTCGGATGTCAAGCATATAATGAACAATACCCCGATGGATGTCAGTTTATATGTGTAATACCAACTAATATTTATGGTCCATACGATAATTTCGATTTAGAAAACGCACACGTGATTCCTGCTTTAATACATAAATGTCATTTGGCGAAAGAAGCTAACAAAGATTTTGTCGTTTGTGGAACTGGTAAACCTCTAAGACAATTTGTATTTTCTGTTGACATAGGACGAATGATACTACACGTATTGGAGAATTATATTCCTGATACTAATAATTTAATCATTTTGAGTTTGGATGAATCTACCGAAATTAGTATTGCAGATGTTGCTCGGTTGATCGCAAAAGAATATAATTGGGAAGACCGAATGCGCTTCGACCTCAGTTTTGCTGACGGACAATATAAAAAAACGGCTGATAATAAAAAGTGGACTAACTTGTTCAGCACAATTAATCCTATTACTAATATCGAATGTGGCATTAGAAGAACTGTAAAATGGTTTTTAGAAAATAAAAACTCTTCAATAAGGGGTGTGAATACGGTTGTTGAGAACACTACTGATGGAAATACTACTGATGGAAATATAACTGATGGAAATATAACTGATGACATTTGTTGTTGTTGATAATTCATTTTTATGTAAAACGATAATTTTACATAAAAACATTGTTTATAAATTAGGTTGCGTGGCAGCAAACATAGCAAGTGCTAATGGATTCTGACCTGGCAATATATCGAATGAATTTGATAACGTTGATTCATTATAATTTAGTTGTTCATTCATAGATTTGGTTATCAAATCTATATGGCGCTGAACATACATTGTTACAAATATTACATCACTCGAACGAATCTGATTTAATATTGCGCTAGCTGTTAATCTATCCACAATTGGAATTGATATTATCAATTCACAATCTATTTTATCTTCACGGAAAGTATACTTATGACCCGCTTCTATTTTTATATCATTATTGAGTGTCAGGTGAGTGACGGGGGATATGTTTAAAAAAGGGTGTGAATATTGAGGAATTACTGTTTCTTCATACGACTGTGAAAGTATGAGTTTGTTATCGTCATTGTTCATTTTATACGCAAATCGTGGCATTAATTTTATATTATATTTTCAGTAAGTCATTATTATAACAAACACAATTCGTTTGAAAATCTGCGTTTTTATGTCTATATCTTTATAAATATGCGCCCGTCATTTACCTTTCTTTACCCGATGGTTCAAAATAGTTTATCCAGACATAGTAGTCTTCGTGTTAAAGAAGTCAACGACCCCGAAATTAAAAAGATGGCTTGCAACAAGTTATGGCATACATACAAAATTTGTGTTGAACATACCAGTTGTTCTGAATGTGTTGACCTACATAGAGAAATTATGGAAGTTCATAAATGTCCCATTTGGAAACCTGGACCCTAATTAATTTATCAAATAATATAGTATTTGATAAACTATATTACACTCTCACCTGATTATTATATTCATTTCCCTTTTTTCGAACACTTCTAATAATTTATAAAATTCAGTCTTCGCACACAGGGCATGTCATAATTTTGCGATGTGTATACGCCACCCATAAAACCTAGAACGAAACTCAGTAGCTTACCCATTTATATTTATGTCGTTGAGAACCTGATTGTATTTACAAGAATGGTCGGTCACATATGGCTTATAGTCATTTCATATTACATTCTCTTTGCTCACGTCAACTACGCAGTTGAGTGTTTATAATAAAAAAATTTATTTGCTATTTTTTTATTATTTTTAACACATCACTACTCTCTGCTTATTCGTTATCATCATACATGTGGTGCTTCATCTTTGTATACCGGTCGAGTTCTAAACGGTGATGCTCCATCCGCATGTTAAGTTCATCTTCACTGAAGAACACATATGCCACGGGGTGAACACTATTGCACTCAGGACAATCATCATAACCACATCCACACACTTTATACTTTTCTTCTACATCGACAAACCATCTATAATAAGCACCATTAATGAATACATCATCGTTTACATTCTCATTCTGGTTGGGTAAGAAATAATAATCGTATAGTTCTACCTCCGTATACTCATCATAAATATAAGTATTCATCTCGTAAACATACATGTCTCCGCAACAATCCAAATGCCTATAACATAAGTATGTCTTTTTTGTAATCTCTGAACTGTCGTTCATCCGTGTCCCTGGTTCCGCCAACTTTAGAATATTGGCAATTGTCGTCGTATTATCACGTATATCACACATCATAACAGCAATTGCCGAAGACGCACGATGCAATTTTGAAAGGGTTTCAATAAACGCTATCTTTCCGTTATTTCCATAACATAACGGACTATCTGAGTGTGATTCGTCAAAATATGTCTTCTTTATCATATTCGCCATCAATTCTATACATTTCTGATAAGTTGTCAACACGAGTTCTGTCATACTATCTGTGGGTTGAACTTCATATATATCAGGTAATTCTTCGTTTATGCTCTCCATAAAATTTCCCAATTCGTTCATACGCTTAATAAACGGCATTTTCATTGACGTTGTTACCTTTGCTAATTTAATTGTTAAATTAGATTTAAATTCGTCCACTTCGGTATCTAATTTCTCAATGAAGACGACCCAATCATACACAGGAACACACGGATACGTGTAGTCACATATTTCAGGATAATTATTGGCAAAATCCTCTATACCATTTATCATACGATGCGTCACACTGGATTTCATCATCCTATCCAACTTCCTCCACAACTTTTTGTCATATGTAAGCCCACGTGAAGAACGCATTTTCAAAACAACTAACTTAAACCAGGTATCCACATTATTTTCGGGATTATTTCCATATCTTTCGTTAAAATCAATTATAAACTCTTCTATCTCCTCTATTACTGTTGTCAAGTTAACCCCTAACTCCAACTTCCTTTCAGAGGATAAAAGGTTGTATTTGGTTTGGAAATAGTGTTCGGATTTATCGTTAACAGGGGCATTGTCGGCATCACTTAAATACTGGGTGGTAGTTCCGTTTCTGAGTTTCATTTTAAGATAAAGGGGGTGAATGTTATGTCTCTTATATTGTTGTGTTGCGTTATAATCAATTTTTTGTGTTTTTTGTGTTTTTTGTGTTTGTTTACATGATTTCAAAGGATTAACAAATCATTAATTCATTCGGCAATTGTATAAGTATTTTCCTCTTCATTTTGTAAATATAGAGAACATATGTCATGCCTTTCTTCTATGTGCACTTGGGGTTTACTTTCCCATTCCGTATAATCTACTGCATTTGTTGTTGGTTTGTCCAACGCTAACAGATTTTTTAATGCTATCATTCGTCGTTCCAATGGGAATAAACTGTTTGCCAATTTCCTTGATAGTTGTTTCCATCTCCACTCGAACTGTAGTGCTGCCGACCAGTCAGGAAATCCTGATACATAACAAACCCTAGTCCACGTCTTTCCGGCATCAACCTTGACTCCTGTCGCATGTGCACCGCCTTTGATTTCCTTATTGTGTTGTCGGAGTCTTCTTTCTAGATTCACTGTCGCACCTACATACGTCGAGTTGTCTGTACACATCAATAGATAAACGAACATGTATATCTATTGATGTGTAGTGTTTAAACTTTTTGAAGAATATTATAGTAAGTATGAGAACCACCATATTTTTTTTTATCAATAGTTGCTTCTGGCGTATTCTTTTATTTTGTGCCCCCGATACGCCACCCCTCACATTCCAACACACCCCACCACGCTCTGCGTAGTGGGGTGTGTATACATCAATAGTGCCGTTGGTTTACGCACCCCTAACCATAGATATCATGAAATGAGTAGGATAATGAGAAATCGGTCACAAAGAAGTTTCCCATTTTATTCTCTTACTTGTTATAAAATCGTCGTAATTAAAGTTATTATTGAAAAGTATTTCAATTCAATAATAATAAAAATCTCAAAAGCCGGAATCGAACCAGCGGCTGTTCGATAGTTGTTAAGACATCTACAGTCGAACGCTCTACCAACTGAGCTATTTTAAGACATTATTATTTTTATAAAAGACACCACATCTACTCACCACATATATCCACCACAAATGCCCATATCACATATACACACCCCCAAACACTCAACCCACTCCACGTTCACGTTCACGTTCACTTTTTATCCTGTTTTTCTTGTTTTTTTCCCGCATAAACACTCAACCCACTCCACGTTCACTTTTTATCCTGTTTTTCTTGTTTTTCTTGTTTTTTTCCCGCATAAACACTCAACCCACTCCACGTTCACTTTTTATCCTGTTTTTCTTGTTTTTTTCCCGCATAAACACACCCCCATACCTCTCACCCCCCCGGTCCCAGATGGGATTGAACCATCGGCCTAGCGATTAACAGTCGCTCGCTCTACCAACTGAGCTATGGGACCATACCCCAGACAGGACTCGAACCTGTAACCTTTCGATTAGAAGTCGAATGCGCTGTCCAATTGCGCCACAGGGGCTGTTTGATTTTTATAGCGCATCATCGCTCTTACCCTCCATTAACGCCACACCCGATATGGGGGTCGAACCCATGACCACACGATTAAAAGTCGTGCGCTCTACCAACTGAGCTAACCGAGTTTGCGATTTATTTCGCACACCGTCGCTCACCTCCACAACATATATAGTCTCAGTCTTTTAAGTCTATTTTTACAACTTACTTATACACTTAACACACTATTCCGTTTTTATAAGTATTTAAAGTCTAACGTTGTTATATTACATAAGATGACAAATGTTAAAAAGGCGGATTACTCTAATACTATTATTTATAAAATTCAATGTAACGACCCGTTAGTTACTGACCTTTACATAGGACATACTACTGATTTCATCGCACGCAAAGGTGCACATAAAAATAGTTGTAACAATAAAAATAATAGTGCTCACTCATGCAAAGTATACAAAGTTATACGTGACAATAAAGGTTGGGACAATTGGAATGTGAAGATAATTGCGTTTAAGAATTGTGACGGACTCGCATCCGCAAAGAAATTAGAGCAACAATATTTCGAAGAATATAAAGCAACATTGAATAGCGTAGAACCGTCACCTAAACCTGTGGCAAAAAATCAAAAAGATAATAACCACATTTTTAAAAATACAACACCATTTGAGTGTAATGCTTGTAACTATGTATGCAATAAACAAATTGATTATAATAATCACATTGTTACACGAAAACACAAGCGACGAATAAATTCGCCCGAAGTCTACCAAGAAATGCCAACCAAATTCAATTGTGAACAATGTAACTATAAATGCTGTAAACAAAGTGACTATAATAAACACATTATTACACGAAAACACAAACGACGAATAGATGCTACGAATAACTCGCCAGAAATCGCATTGTCGCACATATGTAAATGTGGCAAAGCTTATAAACACAAGACATCTCTTTATAAACATCATAAATCGTGTAACAGCATAGTGACAACTCAACCAAATATTATAGTTTCTCAAGACAATGTAGAGAACCTAGATAAAAATAAAGACAGAGAATCGCTGATTTTATCGTTAATTACTCAAAATAAAGAATTGATGAACTTGTTGGCGACACAACAAGAAGAGACTAAGGAACTAATAAGCACGATAAAAGAATTAACTCCTAAAATCGGAAACAATAATACAACCAATAGCAACAACAAGTTCAATCTTCAGGTCTTTCTTAATGAGGACTGTAAGGATGCCATTAACTTCTCTGAATTCTTAGAAAGTATTCAGGTTTCAATAGAAGACTTGGAGAACCAGGCACAGCTTGGTTATGTGGGAGGCATTTCAAAGTTATTTTTAGAGAACATGAAAGAGTTGGGTGTCAATAAAAGACCAATCCATTGTACTGATAAGAAAAGAAATACCCTATATATCAAGGATAACGATGAATGGGATAAGGAGGGTTCTCGGGAACAACTGTTGTATGGAATTAAAGTATTAACAGGAAGAACAAATCAAACTCTATGTGATATGAAAGAAGACAATCCTGTAGAATACTCTGATATTGATTCCCCATTTTCTACCAGGTGTGAAGATATCCAACGAAATTTACTTCCAGTATTTCCAAGAGAAACAACATTTGGAAAAGTAATAGATTCAATTTCAAACGGTTCAATAATTGAAAAAGAACCTTAAAATGTTATGCTTTGAATTTGTTTCAAAATATAATATTTGAGTGCATAAGGAAAAAAGTGCTTTTGGATTCATTCTTGTAAAATCTCAAAATGGACATTTATTTTATGTCCAAATTCTCAAAAATTATTCCATCTATAAACCTACTTTTTATGAAAAGTGACTTCAAAGCATTATGCTTTAAAACCCATTTTAACTTTTAATGTTTGACTGCTTAAGGTTTTTTGCGTAGTTTATCGCTAATTTTAATGACAGCATTATTTAGGCACAAATGAGTGAGAAAATGAGTGAGAAAATGATAGTTAATGAGGCAAAATTCAATTGTGTAAAATGTAACTATAAATGCAGGTATGAAAGTAATTACAAACTACATTTAAATACCGCAAAACACAAAATGCTGACAGATGCTGACAGAACTGTTTATCAACATGATTCTTATAATTGTGAATGTGGAAAGAAATATAAACACAGGCAGTCGTTTTATAGACATAAAACAAGTTGTGCGTCGAACAATCTTGAAAATATTATAGTTGCTCAAGACAATGTAGAGAACCTAGACAAAAGTAAAGATAAAGAAACGCTTATTTTATCATTAATTACTCAAAATAAAGAATTGATGAACCTATTACAAGTTCAATCGACAACCTTACAAAAACAATCCACTACTATGCAAGAACAATCCACTACTATGCAAGAACAAACAAAGACCATACAAGAAATGATTCCTAAAATGGGTAACAACAATAATAATACAACCAATAATAACAAGTTTAATCTACAAGTATTTCTCAACGAAGACTGTAAAGACGCAATTAACTTCTCTGATTTCATTGAAAATATAAATGTTACCGTCGAAGACTTGGAGAACCAAGCACAGCTTGGTTATGTTGGAGGAATTTCAAAGCTGTTTTTAGAGAACATGAAAGAGTTGGGTGTCAATAAAAGACCAATTCACTGCACTGATAAGAAACGTAATACCCTTTATATTAAGGAAAATGATAAGTGGGACAAGGATGGTTCTCAAGAACAACTTTTGTATGGAATTAAGGTATTAACAGGAAGAGCAAACCAAACTCTATGCGATATGAAAGAAGACAATCCTGTAGAATACTCTGATATTGATTCCGCATTTTCTAACAAATGTGAAGATATCCAACGAAATTTACTTCCAGTATTTCCAAGAGAAACAACATTTGGAAAAGTGATAGATTCAATTTCAAATGGTTCAATTGTTGATAGAGAACCTTAAAAATATTATGCTTTGTATCTTCTTTCAAAATATAATATTTGTCTGCATAAGGAAAAAAGTGATTTGAGATTCATTCTTGTAAAATCTCAAAATGGACATTTATTTTCTGTCCAAATTCTCAAAAATTATTCCATCTATAAACGTGTTTTTTCTGAAAAGTGACTTCAAAGCATTATGCTTTAAAATGTATATTAACACGGAAAGTTTGACTGCTTAAGGTTTTTATTTTTTTTATGTGCGTATTTTTCTCCCGATTTTTTTGTCAGTCATATTTAGGACAAACAATGACAAAAAAAACGAGCAAAAACGAGCAAACGTTCTCTTGCGATAAATGTAACTATATATGCTGTTATAATAGCGATTATAAACGTCACGTGAACACTCGTAAACACATAAGAATGACGAGCAATGACATTAAAACGAATGAAAACGAGATGTTACATTATTGTAAATGCGGAAAAAAATACAAACATCGCCAGGGACTATTTAGTCATAAACAAATTTGTAACTATGTAGAACCATCAGCGATAATGAGAGAATTAAATACCCTCAAAGAGAACGTAGTTATGCAAGATGATACAACTGATTATAAGGCTATGTTCTTAGAGGCGATGTCACAAAATAAAGAATTTATGGAAGTTATAAGGGAACAATCCAATACAATAAATAATATGGTACCAAAAATAGGAAACAATAATAACAATAATACAACCAATAATAACAAGTTTAATCTACAAGTATTTCTCAACGAAGACTGTAAAGACGCAATTAACTTCTCTGATTTCATTGAAAATATAAAGGTTACCGTCGAAGACTTGGAGAACCAAGCACAGCTTGGTTATGTTGGAGGCATTTCGAAGCTGTTTTTAGAGAACATGAAAGAGTTGGGTGTCAATAAAAGACCAATTCACTGCACTGATAAGAAACGTAATACCCTTTATATTAAGGAAAATGATAAGTGGGACAAGGATGGTTCTCAAGAACAACTTTTGTATGGAATTAAGGTATTAACAGGAAGAGCAAACCAAACTCTATGCGATATGAAAGAAGACAATCCTGTAGAATACTCTGATATTGATTCCGCATTTTCTACCAAATGTGAAGATATCCAACGAAATTTACTTCCAGTATTTCCAAGAGAAACAACATTTGGAAAAGTGATAGATTCAATTTCAAATGGTTCAATTGTTGATAGAGAACCTTAAAATCATAGTTAGGCATCTCAACAGAACAATCTACCTTGAATCATAGACCATAGAGTAGTTCAATATAGCAAACACTTCATATCATAATAGAATTTATGAGATGAATAGAGAACCTATAACATAGATAACGAGAATTGAGTAGGATAATGAAACACTAGTCACACTACAATGCGTCACAAACTGTCAGTGAATAATTGAAAAGGGCATCTGGATGGTAAACATATTTCTAATAATAGGTTCTCTATCGTTAACTTCAAATCTATTTATTCAGTTGTAACCAATTGCCAAGTTATTATGATAAGTGCTTATTGTTTTCAAAAGCAATAATTTATTAATGAATATAAAAAGAATATGCGATAGTATATCAATGATGAATACAACCATGAACATTGTTGAGTTGATTGAGAAAAATCCCATTACAAAATTGTCTAATGTTTATCAAAGCAAACTGTTACAAAAAATACAAAATGATTTTACCGAGTTGGAACAGCAATTGTTCGTATCGGGTGTGTATTGTTATATGAAATACCACCCAACCAATGATTTTGTGATTGACCTAGATGACATTTGGAAATGGATAGGCTTTGCTCAAAAAGTGAAGGCAAAAGCATTGTTAGAAAAACATTTTACCATTGACATTGACTACAAATTATTACTTCACCAACCATCGTCACAACCCAATCGGGTTCGTGGTGGTCACAACAAGGAGACATTTGTTATGACAGTTAAAACGTTCAAATTATTTTGTATGAAAGCAGATACCAAACGTGCGGCAGAGATACAAGACCTATATGTAAAATTAGAATTTCTTACATATGAATTGCAAAGCGAAGAAACAGATGAATTGAAACAACAACTGCAATGTGCCGAACAAAAAATAGAATGCACGGAAACCGAAAAATATAAACTTCGTGAGAAAACCATTATCGAACAATTTCCAATAAACACGCAATGTTTATATTATGGGATTATCGATAACGTTAGTGATAACAATGAAAAACTGGTTAAGTTCGGGATTTCAAATAACCTCAATGGTCGTGTTATGCAACATCACAAAACATATTCAAATTTCAGGTTAGTAAATGCGTTTCGTGTTCAAAACAATACCGCCATTGAAAACGCTATCAAACAAGACAAACATATTAGCACTCGTATACGCACCATTGCCCTCAACGGCAAAAAATATGTAGAATTAATCAATATAGAAGACCTATCGTTTATGGAATTAGACAACATGATAAAGAGCATTATTGAGAAAACTGAATACAGTTACGATGAATATATCAAACTTAAACGTGAAAATTGCGAATTGAAGGCAGAATATGACCGATTGAATGTTACATCTCACAAAGATGAATACACATTATTAACCATTGAAAACAAACGTGTTAAAGCCGAACGTCATATGTTAATCGAACGATACAACGCACTTGCGAATAAAACAAATAAACCCGATGATACTCACACGCCACTATGTTCGTCTACAAATATTATAGCAACATTGAAACGACCAGTTCGTAACAAAAATGGTAAATATGATATTAACGGCATTTTATATGACAATCTGTTTGGCAAAAGACCTGATGTTTGGAGTGGTATCGCTTATAAAACTACGGGTTGTCTTACCAAAAATGATTTAATGCTAAACCATGCAGGGAACATTGTTTCCAAAACCAAATCGGTACAAGAAACACAACATAACAATCTACCTTGAATCATATAGACCATACAGCATAAGATAACCCATACAACTTCATCTCATAATAGAATTTATGAGATTAATAGAGAACCTCTGGTTATCGTTTTTTACCATATTTATAATAATAGGTTCTCTATCGTTAACTCCAAATCTATTTATAACACAACCATCTTCTTTAACCAAGACGACAATCTTACTACTGTATGACAGCCGTCGCCCACATTGTTAACCACATTCATCTCATATAATAATAGAATTTATGAGATGAATAGAGAACCTATAACATAGATATCCAGAAATGAGTAGGATAATGAGAAACCAGTCACAAACAAAAAATGTGTTTTTGGTTCTCAACTTTTGTGTTTTTTGTGTTTGTTTTATAAAAATTGAAATACTTTCACGATAACACTAGGAATGATAACTATAACCCAAAACTAACTAACTTTATAACAATGACTACTACTCCCTCTGCTCTTAATAATTTGATTAATAAGACTTACCTCCGCACTCCTTCCGAGGTTGTAGAAGAGGCTGCCCTGTTCCTTGTGACGAAGAATCTCACCAAGACCGAGCTTGAGATTGCTCTCAAGGCAAACGATGCCGAGTTTGACCCCACTGGCTTGAAGGTTGTCGAGTTGAAGGCGAAGGCCATTGAACTCGGCATCCCCACCGACAAGCAAGTCGTTGGTGAGCCCAAAGCCGAGCCACTTAACAACAAGCACTTGAAGAACATGGTGTTCGGTTACTGGATGGCACTCAAGATGAAGACTGACGGACTTGTCGACGAAGCGACCTTCAACTCCATTGTGACCGATTATCTTAAGGCTTTCGCTGATGTCTCAGACCAGACTACTTACTACGACCAGTTTATCCTGGATACCAAGACGGTGACCAAGGAACTCAAGAAGTCAATTAAGGATTTCCACAAACCGGTTAAGGTCAAGAAGGAGAAGGTCGTCAAGGAGAAGGCAGCCAAGAAGGGACGCAAGGCGGCCGAAAAAACGCTCAACAATGATGACATTGTGGCGAGCATTGTCGCGGCTAGCCTTCAAGCTTCTACTGAACCTCCCATCGCCGAGACGGTTGCCGAGCCCATTGCTGAGACTCCTGCCGAGACGGTTGCCGAACCCGTTGCCGAACCCGTTGCCGAGACTGTTGCCGAGCCCATTGCCGAGACTGTTGCCGAGCCCATTGCCGAGACTCCTGCCGTTGTCACTCCCATTGCTGAGCCCGTCAAACCCAAGAGGAAGTATACCAGGAAGAAGAAGGTCGAAGCACCTGCTGTCGAAGAGCCTCTTCCCATTCCTATCCTTGTTCGCAACGATGTCTTAACGGAGGAGCTTTCGGAGGAGGAGATGGAGGAGGAACTGGATGTCGAGGCCTTCACCGCTCCGGATGGCAAGAAGTATCTTATAGATCAGCAGAAAAACCTCTACGATTTCGTAACACACGAACCCATCTTATAAACACATAAACACATCTTTCAAACACACTCTCTCTCTACAGGTAAAAAAAACATATTTTTTTTTTATTGAAAAATTGATTATTCGGTAATGTTTTATAAAGATTAAACAAACATACACACTTTATTATACAATGGTCAAAAACATTAATGGAGGTTCTGGACACAAGAGACAGGCCAAAGATAGAGGGGCGTATACTGATTATAAGATTACTTCTGACCTTGAGATAGAGGCATATGTCGAGAGAATTATTGGCAATGGTCGGCTTCTTGTTAATTCTATTGATGGTAGATACGCTGGCCTCATATGCACTATTAGAGGTAAATTTTCTGGGAGAAACAAGAGTAAAAATAAGATTGATACCAACAGTATTGTTATTATCGGACTACGAGAATGGGAAGAACCCACATATAAAACATGCGACCTCCTTTCTGTTACTAAGCAGACATTTGTACTTGTTGATGAAGATGAACACATATCACGCGATAATATTATTGTGTTTTCTAATCACGATGACACCAAAGACTTGAACAATCATAATGATTACAACGCTAACGACGCTAACGACAAAGACCATAACAATGACAATGACAATGACAATGACAAAGACAAAGACAAAGACACTGAAATTGACTTTGATGATATTTAATTTATCTACAACACCACAACACAACACAACACAACACAACACAACACAACACAACACAACACAACACAACACAACACATCACAACGTCACGCGAATACGACGATTGCTATTGTATTCTCCCATAAACACATACATTGATAACAACATACTACTATTGTCAACCAAAACGACATCGGTAGTTAATCTAGATAACATTTTTAATTTTTCAATATAAACCATATATGTTATAACGCCATTGTTGCGAACCATCTTATCAAATACAACTCCCTCGTATTTTTCATTCATTATATCTGGGTTCTTTTCACACATAGTCATAAGCTCACAATCAGTTTGGACCTTGCGGATTGAACGCATAGAATCATTTATATATTCCATTTTCCCCAACCATTTATTTAAGAATTCTATAGACATATCGCTCTGATTTTTAACCATATTAAATTTATTGAAAAACATCTGCTGGTTCAATAAATCTACTAGTCGTCTAATAGGGCTGGTCATATGAACATAATTTGTTTTAACAAGAACATCGTGACGCATATTATCTATATTTTCATCGAAAATTATATACTGTCCACTCAAATTTTTCCAATTTTCTATCAAACGACACATCTCATCAGACAATCCATTGTCTTTTATCGGTGCGACAACATTTTTAGCAATGGCATTTCTAAAAATTCCAAACTTGTTCTTAACCATTAAATCACCACACCTGCTATTCATAAAGACCATCCATTGTGCAACGACCTCGTGACTATCCTTAATGTCATATTTAATACATTTAGAAATTCGGAACAATGTATTGTAATCGGGGTCATCATTTAACTTGCGTTCCTCGTAAGCATAATTATTTCGTGTGCGAATCATTACATTTTTGAATTCAACCATTTCATTCCCATCTGCGTCTTTTATTATATCACCATTTTCATTCATAATAACGTCCATGCAAAACGCAAAACGTAGCTGTTTCTCAATTAGACTACATAGATTATCCGATAATATTGTTGGCAACATAGGGCGACGACGGTCAGGAAGGTAAATAGTAGAAACCCGATTAGTGAGAGATTCCCATAGTCCAAATGTCTCCATCCAGAAATAAACATTGGCGATATAGACACTTATTTTATAATGTCCATTGCCGATGCTTTTTATGCTGAAAGCATCATCAAGATCCTTACTACCTTTAGGGTCAATTGAAAACACATTTGCGTCCAACCGTTCTTCAATGTTGAAATCCGGATTTTTCAAAATCGTGTCAATGCATTCTGTGTAATTGCCTTCCTTAAAAATTTTATTAGTTTGTTTTGTGAATTCTGAAATAGAATGGCTAAGATTTCTCCTGTATAATTGATATTCGTAAAATACCATCAAGTTATTTACATCGCCTAACACGTTAATTAACATGCCTATGGGGTGTTTATCATTCCAATTGTCGAATTTGAATACAACATACTTGTTAGTAAATTTTTTAGAAAAGCCCATCTTCATATCATATGGAATTAGGAATACAGGCAATCTTGCGTCATCAGGAACACATTTATAATAAGAACGTTTACCATTGGCTGTTCGACCAAACGTTTTATTTTTTTCGAGGATAAGCGTTCCAGCAAGCGTAGGACATTTCCGTGTATTTGAACAACATACAGTTCCGTCGTATTCGATAATATCATTTGTAAAGAGTTTTTGTTCGGTTGGGTTAATTCGTTCAAGTTCGTCATTTGCGATTTCGTGATTTGTGTCAAAATCATGAAATTTCCAACTTAAATAACTACGGTCATCAATTAATATTCGACATTTCATCTATTATAAATAACAAATAGCGTTTATGTTGATTTAGAAAAACCATTATAAATAAAATGTGCACAGTGTATATAATGACCAGTATTTGCATAGGAAAACGCCCATACAATCCCAACCGTTGCAAGAAACTCCGTGGATGCAAAGTGGCATCAGGAAAAAAACGCACATTCTGCCGAAAAATTAAAAGCAAGAGAAAGGCTACAAAGAGTGGTGGTAAATCTCAAAAATCAAAGAAGAACCGAACACAGAAAAAGAGGACTCGCAAAAATAAAAATTAAACTTAACATTAACCAAATGTGATTTTTATATATTCTTACTTGGAATATATGAACTTACTCGTGACCCAATTCAGCGACCTCATCGATAATCATCTGCATTATTTCTACGTCACTATACAATGTCCATATGAATGGAAATGTTCCCTTTAAATAACCATACGTTGGACTGACCCCCTGATATTGTGCGTATGAGTCGCCGATTGCATATGGCATTGCCGTGTGGTATTTAATTAACCGAACAGACTCATCACGCAACTGTTTGTGAATAACATTTTTTAGTTCCTTGTCTGTATACACCGTCCATGCAAACGTACAGTGTGAGTTAAAGTGTTGATAAACAACGGACTCGGGATTGAAATCATCATCGATTACGTGAGGCATGCCAATGAACTGTCTAATAGTCTTCTTAACTCGTTCTCGTTTTGATATCCGCTCGGCATCATTATTTTCCGTCATCCAATGGGTTGCAAAAACGTGGAATGCCTTCTCCGCAATGCTATTGTTGATTAATGCGTCGTTCATTGTATGTTTGTTGCGTTTTGTGTTGTGTTGTTCTTAAAAATGTCAAAATATTTCAATTTTATAAATGATTTAAGAGAAAACACAAGATTAAACGTGTCAGGTTGATTTTAGATATTATATTTTACATATACGATATGTGCCATTTATTTGACACAACTGGTGTAAAAATGATGATAACAAAATAAGTAGCGTTAATTAACAATGCGGTTTATCGGTTGTTTAGTTGATTGTATACACCATACATAGAGTCAATTGATTTATAAAATATTATATAAAGACATAACTCGTACTATATTAAATGCCTACTCTCCGCCCTCGTATTATTGTGTCACCCCCAAAGCCAATTGCACCCTCTGGAACGAGGTACTCATCACGCATCCGTACGCAAACGGATAGATTGAGTCCTGTTGTTTTTTCACGTGTTAGTTATAATTAATAAATCATTTCACGTTCGTTTTCAAATTAATTATATAATATAACACAAATTCAAATACTTTTTACGGACATAACGTTCAACACTTTTTTCTCTGATTACTTTATATATATGCCGCTTTTCCGTGTCGTCGATCCGTTTGTTACATACCGTGTTTTTTTAGTTTTAGGCACAGAAGGTGAATCCATTGCCGAACAATTGGGGTGTTTGTGGGATAATAATAAAAAAATGTGGTATCTTAACGAGGATAAATATAAAGAATCCGAAATATATAACTCACAAGAGTTAAAGAGTAAATACACACCATTTAAGGGATATGGGGCACATCAACATTTTTTATAAGTATATAGTATATAATGTTTTCTAGTAATTCGTCACATAGTCCTGCGTCTGTTGTTTTTTTGAATATACCCGCTAGTGACATTGAACAAGCAAGAAAATACGGGTGTAGATGGAATAGTCAATTCAATGCGTGGTCTACACATGATGTTAACTATGCCAAATCAGGAATAAAAGAGGATATTCAGTTACACGCAGCAATAACTCCATTCAAAATGGACGGAAATCATAAATATTGGGTATAAAAAATTGTCCTTATATGAAAATGAGTTTTGTAGGAAATAAAATATACCCGGTTACAAGTCGGATATATTTGAATTTGGGATTTTATGATGTAGGACAAGCAAAGGGATATGGTTGTCTTTGGGATTCAAGACGACATTTGTGGTATTTGCACGATGATGAATACAAGCATTCGGGAATTATTGAGAACATAGATTTGCATAAGGAATTGAAACCATTTAAGATGATTGGAGACAAACAGTTTTTCATTTGACTTTGTAGTATAATATTAAAATGTGTGAAAAATTGAACGTAAAAATTGCCATCTAATAATGTATATAAATAATACAATGTCTCAAACAAAAGGATTGAAACGCAATACCGTCGACAAGTTCTATACTAAACCAAGTGTGGTATGTGACTGTTTGAAAGCATTCACACATCACATTAAACTTGACAAAAATGACATATTAATTGAACCAAGTGCTGGAAATGGTGCGTTTATAGGTGAAATGCGTAAAACGGGAAACGCCTCATTGTTTTATGATATAGAACCCGAGAATGATGACATTGTGCGTCAAGATTATTTAACACTGAAACCCGAGACAATTAAATGTGCATATCACGTAATAGGCAATCCGCCATTTGGTCGTCAGTCGTCACTTGCAATAAAGTTCATAAAAAAATCGTGCCAGTTTTGTTATAGCGTGTCATTCATATTACCTAAGAGTTTTAAAAAGGATAGTTTGAAGAAACATTTCCCCCCCGAATATCACTTGATTCACGAGGATGACCTGCCCGAAAAATCCTTCCTAATGAATGGCGAAGAACATGACGTCCCTTGTGTATTTCAGATTTGGGAGAAAAAAAACATGCTACGTCATGTTATCCCGAAATTAACACCTACAAATTTTACATTCGTTAAAAAGGACGCAAATCCTGACATATCATTTCGGCGCGTAGGTGTTAATGCGGGAACTGTTTCAAGAGACATTGATAACAAATCAGAACAGTCACATTATTTTATAAAATTTGAAGATGGTTTTCTTACGGATTCACTATATGAAAAAATAGCTAACATAATATACGATTGTAGTTCTAATACAGTGGGTCCAAAGTCTATATCCAAACAGGAATTAATCAAAGAATTTAAAGTGGTCTTTTAACGGGATCTTGCCTTTTGGGTATAGAACCAACAGGTCCGTTCCTCTAACAAACTTAATGCGAATCTGGGGGAAATTAATATTCGATACAATGCAGAATATTAATTTGGAAGTCTTCTCTACAAAAACCTCTTTATCAAATGTTCTTCCTGTTCCAATCATAGAAGATGGCATGAAAAGACATCCACATTTAGTAAATGTCTTTTCATCGTAGCGTGTATCCGGGTATATTTCATCGGTAAAGTCGTATGGTCCGCACCCACTAACATGTTTAAGAGGGTAATGCTGTTCCAACCATTTTTCAATGAAATGTGAGAATACTCTACCGTCTTTACATATTGAGGCGACAACCTCATCCGACAACGAACCAAACGATACATTATTAATGTGATGAGTAAACGAACGGTTAAGTTCCACGCTGACATTTTTCAAGGAATTCATAATATTTCGGGTTTTAGAAAAGAATGAATGTATAATAAAACATTCAATTTTGTTGTAATAATCACAAAACGACTGCGTGGCTGACGAAAAAAATATGTGTCAAGTCAATAAACACATTTTTCACTTTGTTTAACGAGTTAAAATTTCCAACGTCATGTCGTAATACTCCTTTGATATTTCGCACCCCTTAAAATTTCTGTTTGTACTTTTACAAGCAATTGCTGTTGTCCCTCCCCCCAAGAATGTATCCATAACCGTGTCTCCTTCATTGCTGTGTTTGGTAATAAGTTCCTCGAACAATGGAAGACTCTTCTGTGTAGGGTGAAACCTATTTTTTCCACCCTGTAGTGGATAGTTGTATATCCCATTGTCATATTTACTATTGAATGTAGGTTTACCTCCTTTTACTGCTAGAAGAGCAATCTCTCTGCAATTTGTCAGGTAATTAACATTCGAGTTTAACGGTTGCGGGTTCGTTTTTATCCACTCAATAAAACGTATCTGTTTAAATTTGCATTTTTCGAGAATATCTTTTAGTTGTGATATTTTCCATATGTCAAAGAATACAATGATTGTTCCACCTTTCTTAAGTTTTTTATAATAATCTTTGATAAATGTTTCTAGCATTTCGAGTGTGAATAGTGAGTCCCATTCACCATAATCAGTCTTTACACAATATTTCTTCCCAAGAATTGTTCCATATTTCAAATAATTATCCTTAGACCACCCCTTCCCCTTATCGGCATCCAATTCATCTTGTGGTTTATCCATTTTTTTCTTATATTCAGTCCAATCGGTCTCTGTTTTCACATTAGACCCACCTTCATCTGCGTTCTTCTTCACTGCGTTAAAATGTGTGTTCATTCCACTGTCTCTTGAAATAATATAAGGCGGGTCGGTCAGCACAAGATCGATGCTGTTATCAGCAATTGTCTTCATATAATCAATTCCCGTTATGTTTTGAATGTCAATTGTGGGTTGGGTCGCCATATTTTGTTCTTTTATTTGCTGTGTCATTTCTAAATCGTTTTATTCAATTTTGTTATTCAAACGCCCACTTTATAGATATAGTTATAATGAAAAATAAAATATTTTTTATTTTGTAAATTGTAATGTGATATTTGTTTATTTTTGTTATAATCTAAATCATACTGATTTATAAATGTTGAAACTTGTAATAATCCTTTATAAACAGCTAACAATCCATTGTCGTATAAATTATGACAATATCTACACATAAATTCTACAATTTTTTTATCATTTTTTTCATTATTATTTAATAAACATCTTGGTTTTAGATGTGCTGTTTCTAATAAACATAACGGTAGTTTTTTTTCACAAATTATACACATTTGCGTTTTATTAGAAATTAAATAATTTCTCAGTTGTTGTTGTTCTTGTCTAATCTCTCTTAATTCATATTTTATATTATTTTTACCATATTTTTTATAAAATTTAATAATAATTTTCGAATAGTAATATTTACTATCATTTAATATTACATTGCCTTCATTTGATAATTCATAATTTTTGTTATTAAACAAAATAATGTTATTTTTTATTAATTTAGTCAATTCTGTTTTTATATCATTTATTTCAACTGAATTATCATGCCGAAATTTTATATAATTATATATATCTAATAGTGTGTTGTTATCCTGTAAAATAAAACAATTAATAATATAATCTTTCATATTATTAATATTTGCAAATTACTGTTTAAGTTAATTACAATGAAACCATAATGTTATAACCTCGTTTGCCCGGTTTATTATTTACATCAACTCCTTTGCTGTTTTCTTCTTTGTAATTTATTTTTTCAAATTCCTCTTTAAATTTTTTCTGTATTTTCAAACATTTTTTACCATTTATTTTACACCAGGTTTCATATATTTTGAATATATCTTTCAATCCAAATCTTAAGTTTGGTTTATCCGTTTTTTTACAACACGAATTTGTGAATAGCAATATATCACTATTAATTAATGGATCTGTTGAAATATTTGGTTGTATAACATTTTTAACAGGTAGAGGAGATACTATATCTAACGAAATAATTTCAGGTTTATCTTTATCATATAAATATAACCAATCATCAGGAGATTTCCAATAATATTTTTCTGGAAATTTATTGTCGTCTTCGATAAAATCATCTCCGTCTTCATTAGTGTATCCGTGAGTATTATTTTGTTGTTTGCGTTCTTCTTTAAGGATTGAATATTTAACTTTGTCACCATTTACGATGTATGGAGTTTTTTTTATGTAGTCGTCTGTTTGTTTTGGTAAAATTTTATTGTTAGTTTTAATTGCCAGTTTAAGTATATATTTAACCTCTCCATTCCGGTCATAACCAACCCATGCTCTTGAGGCATATTTATTATTTGATTTTAATCCATTGTGAATGCCGTGAGTTGAATTATTTCCGAAATTTTTTAATTTATTATAAAGGTTGTCGTAATCCCAAACTTGTAATTTTTCAGCGGCTAAACAACACTCGTGTTTTCCATTTGTGTCCAACCTCGGGTTATGTTCTTTTTTTCCCATTCGTTCAAAATGTTTATTCAAGTCATTAATAGTTAAATTAAAATATGTATTTATTTCCCATGGATTTCCATACTTGTCGATAAAATCATCTTTATTCATTTCTTGTATTTCATTAATACAAATATACTCTGGCAAGTTTGTTTCTTTACACCATTCACTTATTTCAGTATCATTCATATCATCAATAACAATTAATTTATAACCTTTATTTATGCTGTCATAATGTTTCATCGGTTTTAAATTTTTTCGTTTCTTTGAGACATCAATGTATTTCATATATTTTCCAAATTTAAAATCACCATTGTCAATTATACTTTCTAATAAATCTTTAATTTCTTCCCAACTCTCACAACCCATAATATATTTCTCAATTTCTTTTATAAATTTTACATAAAAATTCTGTATTATGTCTTGCAATTCAGGAGTCGTCCATAAAGTAAGTTTCATACTCCCATTTTTAAGTTCTGTGTCGTTATATTTTCCTTGTAATCTTAATCGCTGTGAAATGTCAGTGCAGTTTAATGATGCATGAGACACAAAATACTGGTCTGTTAAATGTAATGAATAATTGTCATAATCATCACTTGTAAAAGAATACCCCCTTTCTCCGTATTTACCTGTTATTGTTATAATTGTTTTATGTAAAATTTTTGTGTCACTTTTTTCAAATAAAATTTTTAATAATTTATAAACAAATTTTATATTTAATATTTTTGTATTTATATTGAAATAGCAATAATTATTAGGTAGTTTTTCAGATTTTGCGGTATCTATCGATGACCCATATACTCCTCCAGTTTGCCATAATCGTTGACTTGTTGATGATTGTTTTGAGTCCCACAATGCTAATCGTTTAATTTCTTTTTCATAAATTTTTGATAAATATAACCTTAAACAATTTCCGTGATATATTACGATAAACAAATCAGGGAAATCTTTGACTATTTTATCTACTAAACAAAATTGATTGGCTCTTTTTTTTTCTTCACTAATCAATAACGAATTATATTTAATTGTAGGTCTTTTAAGTAAATTTTCTATTATTTTTTTTATATTAATATTATAATCTTCAACAATATCATAACAAGTTTTTTTTTTATGATTTTCAGTATCTTGATAATCCCACCAAGATTCAACAAGCGTTGTGTTAAAATTTATAGAACTATTAAATAGTCCAAAATAATCATTTGACCTTTTCATTTTATGAACCTTTGATATTTTAATTTGTATATCAGTATGGTCGCTTAATCTTGTTGTTACATTATATAACAATGAATGTGCTGTGCCTGTAATATGCAATGCGTATTTTACTTTTTTATATATTTTGGCAAGCAATATTTCACACGCTGTTGAATCTTTTTTATCATTATCATTAGTTCTATCGTTTGAAGATGTAGGACTCATTAAATCACTTTCATCAACTAATGCGGTTATATTCACAAGTTCGTGATTGTAATAAATATACTCACTAAATTTTGTATTTAGTTTTGCTAACTGAGTATGGTTCATTAAACAACAAAATATGTCATTTGAATTGATTGCTTCTTTATTGCTTAATTTACTAATAATGTCATTGCTATTTATGTCTTTTAGTTCTGGAAGTTTGTAATCTTTCCAATATTCAACATTTGTTTCCTCAAAATATTCTTGGAGTTCATTATTAAATTCGTGAAATACTGTTTTTATAAATTGAATATTAAAATTGTAATTTTCTGTTCCAATAATATCATCTTGTAATTGTTTTTGGTCTATTGTCAAATTTCTAAAAATGTATAAAACTGGTCTTTTTAGTATGTGAACCGAAATCCACATAATTATGCACGCTTGAACTCTTTTTCCAAGTTGTATATCTCCCCATAATAATTCTACGATTGATTTTTCATTGTCTTCTAAATTAAGTGCATTTAATAAATCTTCTTCAAATGAAGGTAAACCAATGTTTTGTGGGATATTTTTTAATTTTATTGGATTATTTCCCCAATTATGTCTCTCTAAACTTTCTCCGTTGATGTATTTGCACTTATTTAACATAATATTTATAATTTTTTCCATTGGTTTTTTAAATATTTCATTTCTTTTTTTGAAAAACGTGTTTATTTTATTGTGTAGATGTGTCATTATATATATATAAAGGCAAAACTTTAAGTCAACTTTTTATAATTATAAAATAAAAATGCCTTGTTGATAAATGCCTTACAGATAAATGCGGTTAACGCATAACGACATAAACACTTATCCGCATGCATATGTATAATGCCTCCAAAATACGGCAAATATAAGAAAAATGCGAATGTTAAAAAATACGAGTTTGTCAAAGGTTCTGCCACACATCTTATAATAGTGGAATCGCCTTCCAAGTGTCAAAAGATTGAGACATATCTGGGTTCTCAATATAAGTGCATTGCTTCGAAGGGACATATACGAGAACTAAAAGGAATGAAGTCTATAAAAGTAACAGATAATTACAAACCCGATTTTTCCATTAGTCCTTCGAAAACAGACCATGTTCGTTGGATGACCAAAGTGATTTCTTTATTTGCAAAATCGAATGTTATTCTTGCTATGGATGATGATAGGGAAGGAGAGGCGATTGCGTGGCATATTTGCGATGTGTTTGACCTGCATACAGATACTACGCCTCGCATTGTATTCCATGAGATTACCAAACCCGCCATTTTAAAAGCTGTATCGAATCCTGGATTGCTCAATATGAACATAGTTTTGGCACAACACGCTCGTCAGGTTCTCGATGTTCTTGTGGGTTTCAAGATATCGCCACTTCTGTGGAAATATTTGTATAATGATAAAGACAATGGATTGTCGGCCGGTCGTTGTCAAACGCCAGCACTCCGTCTAGTATACGACAATGAAATGGAGAAGAAAACAAAAGGTGGAATAACAAAATCATACAAGACTACAGGTGACTTTACAGCGAAGCATATGGAGTTTGTATTATCACATAATTATGAAGAGGAAGAGAACCTAACAGTTTTTTTAGAAAAATCAAAGAAATTCAACTATAAATTAAGTCTAGGTTCTCCTCGTGATGTTTCGAAAGCTCCACCAAAACCATTCAGCACTTCTAATCTGTTACAAACAGCAAGCAATGTTCTTAGCATGTCACCAAAGGAAACGATGAGTCACTGTCAGACTTTATATCAAGGTGGCCACATCACATATATGAGAACTGAAAGCACAAAGTATTCAAAAGAGTTTATTACAGAGATAGGAACGAGCATTCAAAGTAAATATGGAGATAGTTATGTAGGAGATACCTCGTCAGTAACTAACAACGACAACAAGGAACCGCACGAAGCAATAAGAGTTACTCGTATAGATATAGAGAACCTAGCAGTAAAAGATAGAATGACATCAGTTTATAGGTTAATTTGGAATAATACATATGAGAGTTGTATGCCGATAGCAAAATACGAGGCAACAGATGCCAAAATAACAGCACCGATGAAGCATAACTATAAAACAACAGTAGAAATCCCAATATTTTTAGGGTGGAAACGTCATAGATACAATGTAGATGATACTGAGTTGCAAAATAAAGGAAAAGGTCAGTTATTATACTTAAAATCAATAATAAGTAGTGGTGGTTCTCTACGCTATAATCAAATAGAATCAAAAGTAACATTCAATAACAATCACTCACACTATAGTGAATCCAGTTTAATCAAGAAGCTTGAGGATTTGGGAATAGGTCGTCCATCTACATTTGCGATGTTAGTCGATACCATTGTGGAGCGTGGTTATGTAAAGAAGACTAACATTGACAATGGAACAACTGAATGTAAAGATTATAAGTTAATAGAAGAGAACCTAACAAATGAAATAGTTGAAAAATCAATAGGAAAAGAGTCTGGTAAATTGGTTATCCAATCTACAGGAACATTAATTATAGAGTTTTTAGTGAAACATTTTGAATCCATGTTCTCTTATGGATATACAAAAGACATGGAAGATAAACTAGATTTCATTTCGAAAGGAGAAGAGAGTGAATGGTATAAGGTTTGCGATGAGTGTCATACAACTATTAAGGAGTGTTCCAAACCCCTTTCAAAACTAACAAAAGAGTCGTATAAAATAGATGATATACACGAGGTTGTTTTTGTGAAATACGGTCCAACGATTCGTTATACAGATGACGACGGAAATATTGCTTATAAAAAGGTTAAACAGGGACTAGAGATTAATGTGGAAAAATTAAAGGCTGGTGAATACACATTGGAGTATTTGCTTGCTCCAAGTGACATTTGTATAGGAAAATGGGAAGGTGTTGACGTTTATGTGCGTGAAGGTCGTTTTGGTAAATATGCTGAATGGGGTGATAATAGAAAAAGCATTAAAACCTCATCTGGTGTAATTACAATGGCAGATTTAAAAAAAGCGATTGAAGGTAAGGCAAACCCGAATATGTTACGAACATTAAATGACGATTTTAGCATAAGAAAGGGAAAACACGGGGCATATGCGTTTTACCAAACGAAAGCGATGCAAAAGCCGCAGTTCATGAATATTAAAAAGTTCAATGAAGGTTATGGAACGTGTCAGGCAAGCACATTGGTGAATTGGCTGTGTAAAACATATGAAATTGAGAACACTTACGATTTGTAAATAACGAATAAAATAATATGTTTTTGTCAATGAGGATTATCCTCTTTGGGTATAGTATAATGAGTTTTACCACTTACGATAACGAAGACGTGCATGACATTGACAATGAATTAACACGGGATTCAACCATCAAATCACAAACCAATCACAAAAAAGAGGATATTCGTGATGTTCCAAGTTGTTGGTGTTGTTTAAGGAATAAATCCGTCGAACCCCGAAAGTTAAATGAAGCGAACAAGGCGTTTGTGGCGGAATTGCCCCCGATTGACTTGACATATTTGGTGAGAACGTCTATGTCGACGCAAATTACAACCTATTACGAAATGCCCGACCCAAATCAGGTTGATTCTATGGGTTCGCCTATTGACCCATACAAAGGACGCATTAATCCAGGGCGGGCTTGGTTTTAATGTCACTATGCCGCACAAACGGTCAAAAACAATATATTCCATTTCAAACGGTTCAATAGTAGATAAATAACCTCAAAAATATTATGCTTTAGATTCATTCTAAAATATAATATTTGTCTGCATAAGGAAAAAAGTGATTTGAGATTCATTCTTGTTAAATCTGAAAATGGACATTTATTTTATGTCCAAATTCTCAAAAATTATTCCATCTATAAACGTGTTTTTTCTGAAAAGTGACTTCAAAGCGTTATGCAGTAAATCACAGTTTTAATTAGAAAATTTGACTGCTTAAGGGTTTTCTAACATTGGTTGCGTAATGTTTTAGGCATTTTATTTCGCAGTATTTTATATAAAAAATGCTTGCGAAAAACATTCCAAAAAATGCCGTGATTTTTGAGTGTAATATGTGTGACTTTAAGTGTAGCAAACATAGCAATTACAAACATCATTTAAATACTGCAAAGCACCAAAAACGGAAAAATGCCTTACAAAATGCTTCAAAAAATGCCGAGATAAAACCGCAATTTATTTGCGGTTGTGGTAAAATTTATAAGCACAGACAGAGTTTAACAAGTCATAAAGTAAAATGCAATGAAACTACTCAACCAAATATTACAGTTATTCAAGACAATGTAGAGAACCTAGTCAAAAGTAAAGACAAAGAATCGCTTATTTTTGCGTTGTTAGCACAAAACAACGAATTGATGGCGATGTTACAAGAACAAACGAAAGTAATACAGGATATAACTCCTAGAATAGGAAGTTCAACCACAAATAACATAACCAATAATCACAATGCAAATACCACAAATAACAACAAGTTCAATCTACAAGTATTTCTCAACGAGGACTGTAAGGACGCCATTAACTTTTCTGAATTCATTGAAAGTATACAGGTTACAGTAGAAGACTTGGAGAACCAAGCACAATTGGGTTATGTGGGAGGCATTTCAAAAATATTTTTAGAGAACATGAAAGAGTTGGGTGTGAATAAAAGACCTCTTCATTGCACTGATAAGAAAAGGAATACTCTGTATATCAAGGAAAATAATGAATGGGATAAGGAAGGTTCTCGGGAACAACTCTTGTATGGAATTAAAGTGTTAACGGGAAGAGCAAACCAAACACTATGTGATATGAAAGAAGACAATCCAGTAGAATACTCAGATATAGACTCGTCGTTTTCTACAAAGTGCGAAGACATCCATCGAAATTTGCTTCCAGTATTTCCAAGAGAGGCAACATTTGGGAAAGTAATTGATTCCATTTCTAACGGTTCAATAGTAGAGAAAGAACCTTAAAATATTGTGCTTTGAACTCATTCCAAAATATAATATGTGACTGCATAAGGAAAAAAGTGATTTGAGATTCATTCTTGTAAAATCTGAAAATGGACATTTATTTTATGTCCAAATCTCAAAAAATTATTCCATCTATAAACCTACTTTTTCTGAAAAGTGAATTCAAAGCATAATGCTTTAAAACGTATATTAACTTGGAAAGTTTGACTGCTTAAGGTTTTTGCGTTTAGTTTACATAAATTATAATCTTCTCATTATTTAGAAGGAAATGAGTGATAAAATGAGTGAACAAACCGTCAATAAATTTCATTGTATTATTTGTAACTTCAAATGCTGTTACAAAAGCAATTATACACAACATTTAACGACACTTAAACACACAAAAAAAGTAGCTGATAACAAAACGGGTAACGCTGATAACAAAACGGGTAACGCTGATAACAAAACGGGTAACAAAAATGAGGCAAAAAATGGCACAAACGAATTGATTCTCATTTGTGATTGTGGCAAACATTATAGATTTAAATCGGGACTGTCACGTCATAAAGCAAAGTGTCGTCATAAAGCAAAGTGCGATGTAACTACTCAACCAAATACTATAGTTTCTCAAGACAATGTAGAGAACCCAGACAAAAATAAAGATAGAGAATCACTTATTTTATCATTAATTACTCAAAATAAAGAATTGATGAACTTGTTGGCGACACAACAAGAAGAGACAAAGGAACTAATAAGCACGATAAAAGAATTAACTCCCAAAATTGGAAGCAATAACAACAATACTACAACAAACAATAACAACAAGTTTAATCTTCAAGTATTTCTCAACGAGGACTGTAAAGACGCAATTAACTTTTCTGAATTCATTGAAAGCATTCAGGTTACTATAGAAGACTTGGAGAACCAAGCACAACTCGGTTACGTTGGTGGCATTTCCAAGATGTTTATAGAGAACATGAAAGAATTGGGCGTAAACAGGAGACCAATCCATTGTACTGATAAGAAAAGAAATACCCTGTATATCAAGGAAAATAATGAATGGGATAAGGAAGGTTCTCGGGAACAACTCTTGTATGGAATTAAAGTAATAACAGGAAGAGCAAACCAAACGCTATGTGACATGAAAGAAGATAATCCAGTAGAATACTCTGATATGGACTCACCGTTTTCTGCAAAATGCGAAGACATCCATCGAAATTTGCTTCCAGTATTTCCAAGAGAGGCAACATTTGGGAAAGTAATTGATTCCATCTCAAATGGTTCAATAGTAGAGAAAGAATAAAGCAATTATAGGTCTATTGTGTTAAATAGTTAAATCCTATTAAAAGGTCTTCATTATGTAAACGTATACATAATGAAACATTACGAAACCACATTTGAAGAATATAATAACGCATTAAATGAATACAATTTACATCCAGAACTTGAAGAAATTTTTAAATCAACAAAAAACAAGAATATAGGAAATTCAATCTTTTATGGACCACCTGGTTCAGGAAAATATAGTCAGGTTCTCTCGATGCTAACGCATCATAGTCCATCAAGTTTAAAGTATCAGAGAAAAATGACAGCAACGACAGACAAGACAGAATACATATACCCAATAAGTGACATACATTACGAGGTAGATATGGCATTGTTAGGTTGCAATTCAAAAACAATATGGCATGAGATATTTTTACAAATAGTCGACATCGTATACACGAAAAGCGATAAACATGGATATATTGTATGCAAAAACTTTCACTCCATTCACACAGAATTATTAGATATCTTTTACAGTTACATGCAGGAATTCACAAGTGAACATTCACACATAACCCTAAATTTTATAATTGTAACAGAACACTTGAGTTTCATACCCAATAACATACAACAATCCTCTCGAATTATAAATATAAGAAAACCGACCAAATCCGAATGTTTAAAAATAATAAAGAGCGAACCAGTAAACGCCCTTCAAGGGAGCAAACATTGTTCAAATGTAGACATAATTAAGAATCTGAATGTAAACACAATAAATAATCTAAAATTATTGAAAAGCATTTCAAATAATGGAGTTTGCAAAATGCCCCCCGATACGATGTCGCTTGTATGTGATAAAATAATTAAACAGATGAAAGACCACAAAAACATCTCGTACATCGACCTAAGAGAGAACATATACGAACTGCTTACGTACAACACTGACATAACTAAAAGCATATGGTATATCATAACGCATTTCATTAGAAACCAGACAATAGAACATGAAAATATGAATAATATAATGGACAAAACATTTACATCTTTAAAATATTACAACAATAATTATAGACCAATTTATCATATAGAGAGTATTTTGCTTTACATAACAGCTAAATTGTTTGATTATGAATGTTAATATAGCGTGTTACGCATTGGATATAAAACAACCTTACAATATAACAACAGAACTAATAAAAAAGCAATACAGATACAAGGCACTACAATATCATCCAGATAAAAATAAACACCCGGATGCTAACCAACAATTTCAAGAGATAAGAGATGCTTATGAATTTCTGAATAAATATGTAGGTGAAAATGAAACAGTAAATGTAGATACATATGCGATTCTATTGCAAGAATTTCTAAACGGTGTGTTGAACAACGACATAGGGGAATTTAAATCCACGTTTATACACAAAATAATTCAAACAATAACCAACACGTGCGAAGAAAAAGCCCTTAAAATATTGAGAAATGTAGACAAGCGATTGCTGATAGAAATATACAAGTTGCTCGACAAATACAAGACACTGTTAGAATACTCAAACACAGAGTTCCTTGAAAAGATAAAGAAAATGATATTAAATAAAAATGCGGATGAATGTATAATATTAAACCCATCTCTGGGAGATTTACTGGAATGTAATTTATACAAACTAACAAAAAACGGACGAACTCATCTAATACCATTGTGGCATCATGAGGTTGTATATGACAACTCTGGGTCAGACTTTTATGTGCAATGTATACCAGAACTAGATGATAACTTATTTATAGATGAATGCAATAACATACATATGCAAGTTAAATATAACATCAAAGACTTGTGGAACACGACAGCTGTTCCGATTGAAATTGGAAAAAAGATATTTACATTCGATCCATCTTTGATGGAATTAAAAGAATCACAACACATTGTTTTGAAACGCGTGGGAATACCTTTAATTGATACAAATGACATCTACAACGTAGATGACAAAGCAGACATAATATTACATATTAATGTATCTGTTTAAACCGCTGAACGTTTGAATATGCACCCTACGGGTGCGTGTTCAAAGGATTATCGGTCAATGACCACGAAGAATATAAATCCGCAGAGCGGATTGAATTATTCGTTGGTTTAATTTTATGATAAAAAAATATCATAAAATTTATTTCGTATTTATATTTACTCATATTTATATCCTACAATTTAAGCCTCAACAACTGCTGCCACCTTTTTCTTAATAACCTTCTTCTTCTTCACAACTGGGGCATCATCATCTTCAGCAACAACGGGTGGGGAAACAGCAACAACGGGTGGGGAAACAGCAACAACGGGTGGGGAAACAGCAACCTTCTTCTTAATAACCTTCTTCTTCACAGGCGTTAGTGCTGGTGCTACAACGACCTCCGCATCCGCCTCGTCACTGTCATCATCACTGTCATCAACCTCTACGCTAGGTGCGGGGGCTACTACAACAACGTCCTCGTCGTCGTCAACAACCTGCTTGTTGAGCTTATCGACATCATCGGGCGAAAGTTGAATCTGACACTGGCCGTAAATGGTGTCATTTACACGAGGCTTTACAACCCCCTGAACCATCCTCCATGTGAGTCCCCACCCCTTGCCCCCAATCCACACGCCACCACACTGAAGAACACAGGCAATGTTGCTGAGCTTGGGCACGAAATCAGGTGGGGAAGCATCGGGGTCATCGCAAGGGAAGATCATGACAGACTCGGTGTCATATAGCTCAACCCCCCACTTCTCCTCATACTTGGGAACTTTGGCACGAATAGAAGGAGGGCTAGCAAAGTCAAGCTTCTTGGTCTCCTTATCCTTGCGATACTTGATGAAGGGAAAGAAAGTATGCTTAAGAATCTCCTTGGACATCTTGTCACCCCACCACTGCTCGGAGTTCTTGACAGCATCCTCGACAATTTGGTTTTCGAATGCCTTCATCTTGGCTAGGAAATTGGTAGTAGAATCAGTGGCGTAATCGTCATTTGGGAAATTAAGAGTAACACTAAACTTATCATCGTGCTCACCCGTTTTTTCGTCCACAAAATCTTGGATACCCCAGGTCATCATAAGAGGGGTGGTTACGTGAAGAGCCCGATTGGTCTGGCAACTGATAAGATTAATAGACTTGCCCCCCTGCGTATTCACCTTTGGTGGCATATACTTATGGGCCGTGGTGTCCCAATCGCCAGCGGCGAGGACAACGGGTTTGGGTGCTTGGTAGGTCTTGGGATTGAAAGATGACATAATAAACTGTGTGACTGGTATGATACATAATAATACCCCGAACCTTTATATCAATTTTTACTAAAATATGTTTGCATAACACAAAAAACACAATTATTTATGTGCGATTTTGCAGTAAATAAATATAAACACAAAACACAAAACACAAAACACAAAATACAAAACACAAAACACAAAATACAAAACGCCAATTCAAACTCTTATTAAAAATAGGAAATGGTATAAATATATACATATACAGTAGCACAAGATGACAGTTTTATCTAAGATGAGTAGCATTCAAATTGAAGAAGATTTATGTACGACGTGGGTAAAATATTATACAACCAACCCAACTCTAATGAAATATCGTCTTGTAGACCTGAAATGCATATGTAAGAAATTAAAGTTAAAAGTGACGGGAAACAAGTCAGTGCTCAATGCTCGGATTGTGGGTAAATTTTTACTTGACAAAAGTGCTTGTGATATCCAAAAACATGCGCGCAGAATATTTGCCACAAAATACATATCATATCATGGTCCTGCGACATTTAATAAGAAATGCACCAATGACACTGATTTTTTGACACTTGAACCGATTAACATTTTACACATCAAGGACTTTTACAGTTTCACCGATACTGACGGTTTTACATTCGGGTTTGATTACAATTCAATATATAACTTGGTGAAGCGTGACAAACACCCCAAAAATCCTTACAATAGGTCAACAATCCCAATATCGGTTATAAGAGAAGTAAAAAGAATCAGACGTATGAATCGCATATTATACCCAACGAACGAACCAGTAGCAAATACGTTATTGCCAAATCCCCACATTGTAGAAAATACAAGTCCAACGCAATCACATATGTTATTGAGCATAGAAGAACGACGAACAAACAAAACATTAAAACAAAGGTCTCAATCATTGTTTTACGATATCGATTTACTAGGAAATTACACAAGCACATCGTGGTTTGACGATCTAACCATAGTTGAACTAACGAATTTTATTGAGTTTTTGTATCAATTATGGTCATATCGTGCTAGGATATCATTTGAAACAAAGTCAAATATCTGCCCTTATTACAATCCATTTACATACAAAGGTGTTTTGAATCTAGTAAATGATAGAAACATAGATAAAGTTAGAAATGGTGTCCTGTCTATATGCGAAAATATGATATATACAGCAATAAATGATGAATACAAAAAACTAAGCGCAATATACATATTAACTTCATTAACAACAGTATCTACTGGTGCGCGAGAGGGAATACCGTGGTTATACGAATCCACAATTTAACACAAATCGCATTTTTGTTTAAACCCTTTTTAAACAAATGAATAAATATTCATATTAAAGCATATTTAGTTTATACTTGTTACATACGTCGGGTGGTTATTTAGGCGATTTATAATTTAATGCGTTAAAGGACTTAAATAATAAAGACACTATTATGTATATGCCCCCTACTACTAAGACTACCGCAAAGCAAACCGCTTCCACCACTTCCGCTTCCAAGAAGGCTGCCCCTAAAAAGGCTGCCCCTAAGAAGAAGGCAACTGACGATGTTGTCGTAGCTCCACCCGTTGTTGCTGCCCCCGTTGTTGTTGAGACCACCGCAGCAACCGATACCCCTCCTCTCGAGTCTGTTGTTAAACTTCAGGAGTTTGGTGCTAAGATTCAGCAACTTACCAGTCTTCTTGCTGCCCTCAAGCAGGACTACAAGACTCTTGACAAGACAATTAACCGTGAGATGAAGGTTCTTCAGAAGAACTCCAAGAAGCGCAAGCCTAATGCCAACCGTGCTCCTTCCGGATTTGTCAAGCCTACTCTTATCAGCACCGAGCTCGCCAAGTTCCTAGGAAAGGACGATGGAACTGAGATGGCACGCACCGAGGTCAGCAAGGAGATTAACCAGTACATTCGTGCCAACTCCCTTCAGGACAAGGACAATGGTCGCATTATCAAGGCTGATGCCAAGCTTAAGAAGCTTCTCAACCTTAACGACGAGGACCAGCTCACCTACTTCAACCTCCAGCGTTACATGAAGCATCACTTCATTAAGACCGATGCTGCTGTTGCTGCCGTCGCCTCCGCTTAATTATATAACCAACCATTTTTATGATAAATATTAATTTATTTATCATAAAATTAACAGACCCGACACACTAACCAAAAAAATATTAAACAAAGCAAATAAGTGTTAACTCAAGCGAAAACAAACCCATATGGTCTTAGAAATTTGGTCAATGTCATATTGATATCAATATTTCTTATGACAGGTTTCAATGCGAATGGTGACCCCGACAATGAAAACATTTCATATATATGCTTCAATTTATCAATGTCAATATCATTTGATGTAAATGATGAATACCATTCATTAAAGTCAGTCGTCGTGTCGGCAGTTTTATACATATAATAACTTTGAATCACGTCATTTATATTAAATGTTTGTTTAGTATTATAATCAGTTCCTGACATGACGGCGATTTTGCGAAAATCGGTCATTGGTATTTTCAACTCACGAAGGATACCATTTATATTGTAGAACATTATCGTATGATCACGTAGGCTCATAAATCGCATAACTCTCGTACATCCGTATACAAACATATCCATGTCGTCGCTCATGCATGCCCAAACAATATTATTTAACACCATCTGTACACACATTACATCCGCTTCCCCGTCAGCAGTATAATGTTCAATTTTAAGAAGATCCAACAAATTTCTAACATTTTGTGTATCGGAACGTCGCACGCGCACAAACTTCCCTTTTAATTTTTCCATTTCGTGTTTCATATCTTCTAGTTTGGCTTGAGTAATCAAGGTTTTATTTTCAGTCAACGCAAGAACATTGTAGTTATCATACAATGTTTTGTATTTATCCTCAGCATCATTTTTAATAGTTTTTCTTTCATTCAATAGTGTCCGTTTCTCCTCGGGTGGTTGTCCGTCGAAAATGTAGATAGGAGTGATATTATAATACTGAAATATGCGCACCATCTGAAACATGCTCTCAATTAAAGTATCATTTGCATTAAATTTATATAAGTAGATGCTTGCATCTATCACAATTGTCTTTCCGTTAAAAGTAGACAAATGCTTCTTTCCAATAGACTTGTCACTACAATGACGGGTTAGGTATTGATTCAGTTTCGGTATGCCCATTTGTGGTATGTGTGTATTTTTAATACTAATAATTAAAAAATTATCAAAATCAATTTTATATAATTTCAAATACAGTCATTCTTAGAGAGTCTTTATCAACAATGTCACCCATAACATTGTTTTCGAATAGTGCAAAATCCGAAATGTAATCCTTATTCCTACTAAGTGTTTGAATTAAACCGCAATAGCTTTTGATAGTAGCAACGTCATTGTTAAACAAAATAATTGGTTTATTAGATTTATTACACCACGTTAAGAAGTTATTTGCGTTATACAATAACATAGATTTTACAACAAAATATGAAAATGCGTTTGTGTTTTCGGTATAATTATTAGATTTTGAGGAAATAAGTTTATTATATGTTACCCCAGAATTTGCTAGAATCTTATGTGCTTGATACATAGAAAACAATACTTCACATTGTAACATCATCTCAAAACGAACAATCATTTTATCTATTTCACTCTTTCGGTTTACAGACAAAAATGATATAATTATAATATTCCATATCTCAGCCCAAGATTCGCAATAACTTTCATATAAACGGAGGTCTTCAGTATCAATTGAAAAAATATCTTGAAGACATTGGTTTGAAAAATCGTCCTTCATACTTGAAAAATCAAGACCAAAACTATGAAATGTCTCATGTATTAAAACTTTGAACCACTCTTCGCTTCTATATATATGAATATCAGTATCGGTTGTGCAAGAAGTAGTGTATGCGGTGTTTGCGTTGATGCGGTCAACCTGTTTATTATTATCCGGCATTCTTTTGTTATGTTCTGTGAAATAAATGTGTATATCTAGTTTTCGAGAACATACATTGACTGCATTTGATGTTGCCACGAATATCCACGTGTTTATTTTGGAAAGAATGTTTATTATTGTCGTCATATCTAACTTTTTATTATTATACAATCTAACAGAGACCTCACGTTCTCCGTATTTGTAAATGGTTTCGTGAACGTGTGTGTAATTAGCATTGATGTCTTCCCGTATCGTTTGTGGAATATATTTATTAACAGATAGATGATGTCTAGCGTATGTAGTTGATTTAATAACTTGTGGTTTATGTAAATGTGCGGTTTCTATTTGTTGAAACAATCGCTTCAATATGTCTTTGCGAGTTATGGTTAAACTCTTATATTTAATCAAGTCTCGGTTATCGTGAATGTAAGTATATAAATCATTAGAGTTTTTTGTAAGGATTTTAGATATTGATTTATTCATTGTTTTATATATATATACATTTGGATTTGCAAAAATATTACTTGTTTTAATATTTTTGAACTATTGGAATAAATTATTTGGAAGATGTATCTACAGCTACAATGGGTGAACTGTCTTCAATCGCAGATGAAAATGGATTCCACGATGCTACAACACTATTTGATTCTTTTGGTGGAGTTTCGACAATAGTTTGGTTCTCTTTTATTTTATCATCTGAAACGTGCATTGTAATATTGTCAACGTTAGATGATGGTTTAACAACCACATTTTGTTGTGGGTTCTCTTTGGATGTATCAGATAACATTTCGTTTCTTATTTTCATAAGATTAGTAGCTTCTTCAGGTTTCATTCCTTTTATAAACTTTTGAAGTTTTGCTTGCTTTGTCCCCTTTAATAATTCTTTCATATCATCACCTTGTTCGAATTTAGAACGAAGTGCTGCATTTATCTCAGACTCACTTCGCTCTCCGAAATAATCAGGGTCGATAACTTCCTTGTTTTTACGAAGTTTGTGTTTGTTCTTCTTTCCTACTTCACGAGCAAGTGTCGGATTTGTGCCAAGTTCAATCATTTGCGTATCAGTTTCGTCAGCATCCGCATTTATAGAAAATTTCTTATAAAAATCAGGAAACCCCTTTTTGAATTTAGAACCTTCTACATAGTGGGTAACCGATGACCAACGCAAATTATCCAGGTCAAAAGGAGATTCCGTCCAATCATTGTCAAGCCTCCGTCTCCATTGGGGTATCTTGCGTAGATTAGCAAACTCCAAACGTCTCTCATTTGGTATTTTTTCACTTGAACCTTTTCCTGGAATAGGTGTGTTATTTGATTTATTGTAGAATGTAAATATAACCGCCGGGTCGTATAATTCATTTCCAACAAGAACCTGTTTTTCATAACCATCAACGGTCATCTCAATTATGCCATCGTCAATATCAGCATCTTCGGGTTTCCCTTCATCGGGTGATATCCCCATACGAGATTTCAAATTTCTAAAATCCTGTATCATGTAATATACACCTGCGTTCTTTTCCAGACATTTATTGACGACTAGCATTTTAACATCATAAGGTATTTCAGTATATGTTAATATCCTTTTGTCTTTATAGGCAACGAGGGAGTGTATTCCTTTACGGAGACTGGACATAATATAATAATTGGGTGTGAAACTCCCACCAGATTCAATATTTTTATTTAGTTCGCCACAATCTAATACGCTATCATATGATTCATCATTGTAGGACTCTTCAGAAAAAATAATGAGTTTCATATTCAACTTGTGTTCTAGCGTAGAAATAGCCCACTCATCTGCCACAAAACTAGACGATTTAATGTAGTCTTGAAATTTAGTTATGGTGTCAAGGTCTGACATAAAACCAAAATTAGATTTCATGAATGTTTCAGTATCCGAATTTTGCTTCTTGAGGCGTTTTATTTCTTCACTATGTTTTTTGGCTTGTTCGATGATAGATGCTCGGTCGTCACGTGATAAAGAAGAACTATTATTGGTCTTCTTTAAACCTGACAATGCCTTCTTATTTTTATCCACAGTAGAACTTGTTTCGACCAATTCATTCTCCATGTTCAAATAAGAGTTTCTGTAGTTTTGAAATAACTCATCAGTAGTTTCATTTGCTAGCAACTCTCTTATTTTCTGAACGGTAGTATTTTTTCCAATTTCAGCATACGCATCACGAATAATAATAAAAAGAGAATCATTTCCACCGTCATTTTCTTCTATTTTATAATTGTCATTCTTCATAAAGTTTTTAATCCATTCGGCTGAGGTTGAACCTTTGTAGTCGTCACGATGTTTGGTTGCATCATCTTTATTTTCTTCCGACAAAAGTGCTGGCATTGTTTTATTATCATCAACGTCAAATATGTCAGATGCTATATTTTTCTTGGGGATTAATTCGTCCTTGGTTGTGTCTTCGACACTTTCCTTTTCTTCTTTTTTCGGTGAAAATACACTAAAAACGCTTTCCATAATAGATTTATCTTCATCTTCATCTTCGTCAGCATCTTCATCTTTGTCTTCATCTTCGTCAGCATCTTCATCTTTGCCTTCATCTTCGTCAGCATCTTCATCTTTGCCTGCCTCTTCATCTTCGTCAGCATCTTTGTCTTCATCACTGTCGCCTTTGTCTGTATCCTCGGTGTCATCATCGTCGTTAGTAGATTCCGTATCATTAGTATCTAACAAGTCGCTATTGAATGAATTAACAAACTTCTCATTTACAAAATCAAAAAGCAATGGTTCTGTCATTTTGTCAGGGTCGATGTCACCCTCATCATCGATAATATTACTTTCCGTTCCTGATGCTATTTCTAGAACACCAATCTTACCTTTTGTGACATCGTCAACTACCAGATACATAGGGAAATAAGACACCCCCTTCGATAAATGTTCATCATTTATTTTCCCAAATGTAACGGTCATTTCCTTGTTTGGGTCAATATCTTTAAAAATAATATCATATGTAGATGCCTCTATGTTATTGTCCTTTTTATCGATATGCTTTGATTCTTTATGAACAACGTCCGGGTTTATCTTTGACAGCACCATTATGTATTTATTATATATAAAAGTAGTTATATATAAAAATCAACAAGAACTATTTCGCGTTATGTATGTTATTTAATATTTCTTTCGGATAATTCAGTTCTTCTAAAATAGCCACACCTCCTTTCACCTTTGATATGCCATTAACCATTTTAAATGTATATTTATCAATCCTATCATTATTAATAGTTACGTCCATCTTATAAGTTTTAAAGTTGGGCGTTTTTTTGATTTTCTTACACAATGAAACATAATGGGTGGTTAACATGAAGTCAACATTTTGCTTTTTGGACAGATATAATAAGAATGCGTGTGCGGATTTAACGGCCTCGTCAGGGTTAGTTCCTGAATAAAGTTCGTCAAATATGCACAAATGTCTGGTGTCTGTGCCATTGGTGTCAATAATGTCAAGAATTTCCTTACATCTACGTGATTCTGCTTGAAACAAACTATCTCTCTGTGACGTATCGGGAATATTCAAATAAGAATGAATGTGAGTATATGGTGAAATGCAAGACGACTCGTAGAATCCACATCCAAATTGTTGTGAAAATATAACATTAAGTGCCATAGATTTTAACATTGTCGTCTTACCTGAAGCATTTGGTCCGGTAATAATGGCGTTCTTTTTCAAATCACAATTGTTGCGAACCGGGTTTTCATTAATTAGTGCTGGATAACACATATTGTTAATCTTTGTATCACTATCTGTGGTGAAAGATGACATTGTCACATTATTTTCTAACGTGTTCTCACGAATGCCCTTAATACAACTAATATATCCCTCGAATCCAATGGAATAACGGATTGCGTTTTCATAATCATCGTCGTCGTGTATTTTGTAAAAACATTTCAATAAATAACCAATCTCAGTGAGCTTAGAAAATGTGGGTTTGAAATTGTGTATTGATTCAAGTTCTTGTCTCAACTGCTGTAACACTCCAATGTGCTTAGTTGATTCAGAACAGAAGTTGCTGTATGTGGAAAGTTCTGCGTTAATCTCTGTAAATGATGTCATATGTTTAATCGTCGTATCGAGATAATTTTTCAAGTTTGTGATATGGTCGTTTATTTTATTCAAATTAGCATAGAACCGAACGCAAGACCTATAATTCTGGTATATTTGTAGGAAATATAACCCACCTAACATTGCTATATATGCCATGTTGGTAAAACTCATCGTCTGTGCGTTTTTAATAATCATCCCAATAAAATGATTTTTGGCAATATTTTTAAGGGTATTAACATATGTAGTAACGTCAATTGGTATGCCTTGTATCTTGAGTATAAGGAATGGAAATATCAAGAAGAATATGGGTATGAAGAAACTAAGCACTGGTGATGCCATGTTGATAAATGATAGTGTCTGTAAGAATCCAGATGACGAATTAAGATGTTTGCCGATCTCCCATTCTATGAATGAATACTTATCAACAAAATTCTCGTCTTGTTTTGTATCTTCCCATAAGCTAATCATTTTCGTACAATCTACAGATTGCTCATCTTGTAACACATAATCTACATTCCTAATAACTTCTTGCGATTCAGTAAGAAACAAAATGTCATTTGTAAAATGTTTGGACCATTCGGGTATGAGTGATTTTGAAAATTCATTGGTTGGTTTTAATATATGCTCGTACATAGTGAGTCCTTTTTGAATATTTCCTGAGGTGTCTTCCAGTTGAGGAGTAGATAATTCCAAATCATCAGTTACGCTCTTGCTAAGTTCAAATACGTGCGCTTCATCAAGGTAGTTAATTGGCAACTTGAATACCTTGTGAATATCTTTATTTTGTATTGATTCTCTTGCTGGTGTAATGTGAAAGATGTTTTTAAACGAAAACATGTTACACTAAAGTTATAGAAAAAATATTATAATAAAACGAATGTAAAGTTCAAAATATTATAGCAACTTTTCGATATTGCTAGGGAGTTCAGGGATAAGAATATTATAGTGAGCCTCTAGTTTATGCATGAATTCAACATCCTGCTTGGTAACAAAGTTAATTGCTAGACCCTTGCGTCCGAATCGTCCTGACCTACCAATTGCGTGTAGGTAAGTTTCTACACTCCTAATCATGTCAAAATTAATGACCGTGCTTACCTGTTGAACGTCAATGCCACGTGCTGTGATTCCAGACGATATCATGACACGAAACGCACCATTTCTGAATTTGGTAAGTGACTCATTCTTCTCAGCATTGTCCATCTCACGATGCATACAACATACAGCGAATCCATCAGAAACCATTGCGTTATACAAGTCGGCAACTCGCTTCACAGTTCCTACGTAAATAATACATTGAGATGTGCTAATAATTTCAAACAAATCTTGTAGTGTCTCATACTTAGATTGGTCGTCGGGTAACGCAATGTGAAACTGTTGAATACATTCGAGGGTGAGCTCTGCTGGTTTGAGTGTAATCTTGATTGGGTTTCGCATAAACTTCTCGGTAAGAGCTAGAATATCTTCTGGGATAGTTGCGCTGAAAAGAGCAATCTGAACATCATCATTAAAATACTTGAATATCTCATATATCTGATCTTTGAATCCTCTTGACAACATCTCGTCAGCTTCATCCATTACAAAAACACGGATAGTGCTGGAATCAAAGTTCCTCCTACGCATCATGTCAAATACACGACCCGCTGTTCCTACAATTACGTGAGGTGTATTATTACGTAACTCGGTGGCATCATCTGATACAGATGTTCCTCCAACCAATGTCTTTACAACAATGCCTTCCATAAATTGAGAAATAGATTTTACAACATCAGCAATCTGCGTAGCAAGGGGCTGTGTGGGGGCAAGAATTAATGCCTGTGTAGTTTTCTTGGAAACATCAATTCGCTGTAGAGTTCCAATGGTGAACGAACCGGTTTTTCCTGTGCCTGATTGGGCTTGTCCAATTACATCATTTCCATTAATGATGGGCATAATGGCCTTTTGTTGAATAGGCGTAGGTGTCTCGAAACCATAAGCAAAGATACCTCTTGTGATTTCTTCGCTTAAATCAAGGTCATCCCAAGTATCATATGATTTTACTTCCTGGGTTACATCAGGTGGTGTTTCATTTATTGTGGGGGCAGTATTGGTAGTATTAAAGGCGCTCATCTGTTTTATATTATGACATAATGTTTATATGAGTTTTGACTTAATATATATGTTATGTCATAACTCATATAAACATTGCATGCCTTTATATGCAACACCCTTCTGTATAAAATGTCACAATACAGCATTTCTCAAATAAAACAAATAATGGTAAATGGGGTAAAAAATCCCCTGTCTGAAGATTTTAAGAGTGTAATAAGTTCACTTTCAGCACTCATATCGAATGCCGACAGTGATGATGGGTATGTAAAACAAAAGCGACACGGCGGGGGAAATAAGAATGAGGTGTTTAATAAGCGTGGATATCGTGGCAACTGCAATGGTTCAGGTGCTGACAATTATTCAAGAGAAATTGTAGGTGATGATGCCGATTGGGGAACTGTTAGAAATTTCAAGACCACTGTTATTGAAAAGAAGAAGGGGGTTGATAAGAAAATTAGTGAGATTAGGATAGCACTGAATAAATTCTCAGCCAAAAGCAAGAATGAACAAACACTTAAAATTATGTCATTGATTGATGATGTAATGGCAGACGAAGACGAAGATGCCGAGGACCATGACGAGAACCACGAAGCAACGCGAGATGCGAATATGGAGAAAATTGTTAATTTTGTATTTGATATTGCCAGTTCAAATGGATTCTATGCCGAGTTGTATGCCGAGTTTTACAGCAACTTAATTAACAAGTTCGATGCGTTCAAGTACAAGATTACTGACATTGTTTTAAAATACAAGGAATCGTTTAATGACATTGTTCCTGTTGACCCTAATAAGGATTACGACGCATATTGCGATTTTGTTAAGAAGAACGATAATCGCAAGTCAATGACGACATTTATGTGTTATCTTACTAAGTGTAATGTGCTTTGCCCTGACGATTTGTTATCTATTATAAATTACATGGTTGACCTAATTCCATCAAAGGCAACTGATGGTGAAATGTCCAGCGTAGTAGAAGAACTAATCGACAATCTATTTATTGTCGTTACCACGGTATATGAGCTTTACAAGAATGATGATACGTTTAACGCCCGCATTATGCCCGAAATTGTTATAATTTCAAAGTTGAGAAAAAGTGACAAAGAAGCATACAAGGGAATGACTTCTCGTGCCACGTTTAAATGCATGGACTTGATCGACTTCGTAAAGAAGAAGAATGGGGGGAGGTTATAAACCGGATGATAAATTAATTCTTCAAATATACCATTATTTTTTCTGCTGTTTCCCTATGGTCGGTAACGTGTACGTTTTTATTATATAATGGTTGTATCTCTTTTAATGTGAAATACTTTTCTGCAATTTTATTCATGTCTTGTAGAAGGTCATAACTATCACCAGTGTTCTTAGAACCATAACCAGATAATATATAACACATTTTAGAACCAGGTTGGAGAACATGATAACATAATTTTATAGTTTTTTCCCAATATTTAGTCAACCATTCTTTGTATGTCTTGTATTGTGTAGTGCTCTGTTTATTGCCTGGGTATAATTCGAGTTTGTAATATGGTGGACTAAAGAAGACAAGGTCAAAATGCTCTTTATATGTGTCTCTGAATTCCTTACGAGCCATAAGATTTTCAGACGGCGATTGAAATATTTTGGATATCGCATTAGGGTATTTTTTTTTTATAAATGTCCTGGTTCTCTTGCATACGTCACCAATTACATCTGTCCCTACGTATTCAGTTACTTCGGGGCATTCTAAAAATCCATATGCGTAAGATGTCCACCCCAAAGTAGGTGTGAATATGCGAGTGCCTTTTAAAGTAGATTTGTTTAATGAATACACCAAGTATGGGTTCATGATTGACGCTCTAAAATAGTAGGAAGAGAACACACTACCTATACGTCCATTTTTTAAGTAATGAATGGCACTAGGAGTTAATATTTTGTAATCTATAATTCCATTAATGTATAAATCATCTAAAACGTCCATAAAGGTTGGGTTGTTCTCTAATCCGGATGATGTGTTTTGGAGTATATCGTTGTAGTGTAGATTGCGAATAATATTTTTATATTCTACAAATTTGTTGTTATTCATGTTGTTATTTGTCATGGGTTCTCTATCTATGTTAGTATCTTTGATTTTAAGAGATTTGTTATAGAATCGTTCCAGGTACTTGTCTCGTTCGCAAATGTGTGCAAATAATATTTTCAGATCATCACGTGTAAACTGTTTAGTCTTCATATATTCATTTAACATAACTGTGCGAGTGCGTATTCGAACCTTATATGTAGACAGGAATTCATCAAAAGTATTTAAACAACCAAGTTTATAAACAGAAAGAAAGTCATCTTGTTTAATAAACATCATATATTGCAAAGACACAATAAAGTTCCGATTTGTTCGCAATATTAATGAAATATAAAGATATATTTCATTACACCGACTAAAAAGAAAAATGAGACAAACTAAACTGAAAATATAATAAAAGGATATAAATATTTTTTATTATATATAGTATCGTAATGGATGAGGAAAAAATAAAAGAAATATTAGAAGAAAATGCTAAATTAAAAGAGGAACTTCAATCAACCAAAGAACATCTCAAAAAATACACAGCACCAGCAAGTAGAAAAGTTTATTATGAAAATAATAAAGAAAAGGAGAAACAACGAGCAAAAGAATACAAAGAAAAAACAAATTATAAATCTACTTCAGAGCAAGTTAAATTATATAACCAACGAGCATATCTACAAAAAAAAGAAAAACTCAAAAAAGAAATGGAAGAAAAACAAAAAGACGAGAATATTTAGGAATAATTAATTGTTTATAAACAACCATTTAAAACTAAAATATTTAGTAAGTTTATAGAATGGTGAAAAAGAAGAAGAAGGATACTTTCCAAGAGTTCCGTTCCACAGACAAATCTGCTTACACTACCATCAAAACCACACTCAAATCTGTATTACATAACCATAATGAAGTCCAACCAGTCATTACTAATTTAGTTTTTGAAATGAATGATTTGATGATACACTCTTATCAATTTATTAGGTTATATGTATTGAAATGTTATAACAACAATCAACCTTTACCTGAAATAAACGAGAAGTTCATTTTGTATTGTATCAAGGTATTAGGAGAAAAAACGAATAGTGGAAGAAAGAAAAATGATACATCTATGTTAGACACACTACAAGCGTTTTATGATAAGGAATACCAACCTTTACTCAATCATAAAAAGACACCATTAAAAAACAAATCCAATATGCTACCCTATTTAGCAACACAATTACATACTTCCTTATCTAACAATACACAAGAACGATTTATTCAACATTTTCTTCGGTTCATCAATAAAACCACCACGAACATAACAGAAGATAAAGCAATCCTTTTACAGTTCAAGAAGCAAATATTAGAATGTAATGAGGAAACAGATACGATGTTTGATGAATGGAAAACCACTCATTTACCGAATATTCTTCCTACAAACATAAAGAAGACAGTTCATTATGATGTGAAAGTGAAACCATTTGATTATTTGAAAGGTATGTTGTATATGAATACTGTATTGGAAAAGGGAAAACACAAACTATTCCAACCTTTACCACTTCGTAATAACATCATTCCCAAACATATTATTTTGGATACTGCGTGTATAGTCAATCTATTTTCTTTGGAAGGAAAAACGAAAACAGAATTATTCAAAGCAATCAAGGAAAACCAATACGATGTATGGAATAATCTTTTGAACTTACAACATAAAACATTCAAAAGCAAACATTATCAATTTCATTACCAATTACAAACAGATGGGATTAGTTGTTCCTTATTGTTTATTCGTAAGGATTTGAAAGATAAGAAATGGGGTTCAAGAGTTCCTACTTTACAAGAACAAGATTTTCATAATATAGAAGATTTATCAACAGAACATTTGGATACTTTGAAAGATAGGAATATTGTTGGTTGCGACCCAGGAAAGCATTCGTTAGTGTATATGATGGATAAACAAGGGAACAAACTTCAATACACAGCATCACAAAGGAAAATAGAAAGTTATGGAAAGCGTAATGAGAGGATATTATTACAAGAAAAGAAACGGAATAATATCATAGAAAAAGAAACTCATTTATCCAGTAAAAATAGCAAATCAGTTGATTATGAAAAGTTCAAGATGTTTCTACAAGAAAAAGACAAATTGAATAAAGAAACAACCGAGTTTTACAAGCGTGATGTTTGGAGGAAAATGAAGTTTAGGCAATATAGTTATGGTAAGAAAAGCATAGATACATTCCTCAATAAAATCAAGGAAACATTTGGTGATAATGTCCTAATTGGTTATGGAAATTGGAGTAGAAGCACTCAAATGAAACATATAATGCCTACGATGAATAAAGGATTGAGGAAACTAATCCATAAGAAATATGATACACTTACCATCAATGAATATTATACTTCTCAAAAGTGCTGCGAATGTTATAAGGATTTGAAACATTGTAAGGATAAAAAAGAAAAGGAAATATACAGATTATTCCACTGTTCTAACTGCGTGAGTTCCAAAAACAAAAATACCGTATTTAGAACAAGGGATAAGAACTCTGCTATTTCTATAATGAAACTTACAAAGGAATGGATAGAAACACAAACCAGACCAAGCGAGTTTCAACGACAACCGTCTTTCACCTGTGGAACATTAACAGGGGTAAGTAAGACGATCGGCAATGAAAAGATTGCCTATTGATTTTACACCACTTTAATTTTTAATGGGATTTGTCTCATTTTTCTTTTTAGTCGGTGTAATATATACCAGACAACAATGTCGAATGTAATTCAACCTATAACAATTATAAACAATTTTACAAAAGAAGCAGATTTAACCTTTGTAACGAAACCAATATGTTTTGGACCAAAAATGATTGTAAAAAGGGAAAGGAAAGTTTATTTCGACGAAATCACGCAAATATATGATACGCACAGTAGAACCGACATAAACAATCACAATCTAAAACAAATCATATGGTGGAATAAAAATGATTACAAACGTTTCAATAAGGAAGCAAATTGCGAACTAATTATTCATTTACAACATACGAAAACAAACAACGTAACAGCAGCAAAACAACATCTCTGGAGAGGGTTTATCGAAACAAATGGTGATGTCTAACAACACTTTTTGTTTTGCTGTGAGAAGCTAACATTATCAAATCTAATGGAATTAACATCAGGAGGTTTGTCGGGTTCGAGTTTCAATAGTTCTGTCGACGTTTCAATCATTATATCTCTTATGTTTTCCCCTGTCTTTGCACTTACTTCGGAGAATATCAAATTGAATTCATTAGCCAATGCTAGTCCTTCCATCACATCAACTTTTCTTCCCTCCCGAACGTCCATTTTATTACCAAATAACACAATTATTACATTTGGTTCTCCTTTATTGCGAACTTCCTTAATCCATTCTCTTGCTTTGTTAAGACTATCTTTGTTTGTGACATCATAAACAATGAAAGCCACCTTTGCATCTCTATAATACATAGGAGCCAATGACCGATACCGTTCTTGTCCGGCTGTATCCCAAATCTCCATTTTTACAATTCCTTTATCTAAATTAATAGTTTGTGTTAAAAACGCAGCACCAATGGTGGGTTCTTGAAATTCATAAAATTCATCTCGTGCAAATCGAACAGCAATTGATGACTTGCCGCTACCCGCTTCTCCCAAAAATACGACCTTATAATGATTTACACCGTTCTTCATATGATATAACAAAGTATTTAAATATATTTATGTTACTTTTTATAATTACTTTATTGTAATTATAAAACTGCTAATCATGCCCGTGGCGAATGCTTGGAAGGCATTCGTTTTGCTACTACACCAACGATTAATTTTTAATATAACGCTTATGATGATTAATAGCGCTTGGAAACGCGAGCCCTGTTGGGCTTGCCTCCCTCGGGTGCGTCCTGACTGTCATAACTATCCTGATGACGTCTGTTGGTGCGAGGAGGGCGTCTACTCTCACCTGCTCCCACGCCCTCACCCTCGCTACGCTGAGGACGAGGATTGTCGCTATGCGTCTTACACATAGTAGGTCCACCAAGTACGCCACCTACATTTGCCGCTTGGAACTCGTGCTTCTCGCCCTCAGTTTTGACGAGGGCGAACTCCACATACTCACCCTGGACAAGATACTTATACTGAGAATCCTCACATGAGATAGATGAATAATGAACAAAGATGTCCTTATCCTTGTGCTCACTCTCACCACAAACGGTCAGAAAACCAAATCCCGACTTCTTGTTAAACCACTTGACACGTCCTGTAATTCTAATATCACTCATTGCTAACTGGTATACTATAATATGCCGGAGTCTTTTATATTCATTTCTATAAATATATTTGCGCTCCACATATACCAACAATCATTTATAACCTGCTAGAATCGTTTGAGCATGAAAAATCTTACAAATAAGACAATAACTGTGAAAACAAAAACAAACAAAAAAAATAACATCAAACGTAAACATCACCCATTGCTAACTTGTATACTTATAGTATGCTTGAATATTTTATATACATTTATATAAATATGTGTGTGCTCGTGTAGGCTAACACAATTAACATTCCCCCGTTTATTCTACATCGTCATCTGCAAAATCCATACTGTGTTCCTCCAGGAAATACTTGAACATCGCCCCCTTGGGATGCCACGTCACCATAATCAATTCCTCCCAGAATACCTTCATTTGTTTCACCGTCGCATCACGTCTCTTCGAATAGTAAGCGATGGTATCTCCTTCATATCCAAATTTATTTTTTGATAAACATAACCAATTCCATGGTTTATCCGGGTTGGACGTCACATCTTTCATGGTGATATAGGGGTTACACGATAACCATTTCCAATCCCACTTCTTGTCGGGATTGGACAGGACAAACGCCATGGTAATGTTGGGGTTGCTTGATAAATAGGACCAATTCCACGGCAGATCGGGATTGTCCAATACATCCTCCATGGTGATGTTGGGGTGTTGTGATAACAACACCCAATCCCACTGCTTATCACAATCCCCCTTCTTATCGGGATTGGACAGGACAAACGCCATGGTAATGTTGGGGTTGTTTGATAAATATTCCCAACTCCACTTCTTATCAGGATTGTCCAATACATCCTCCATGGTGATGTTGGAGTTGCGTGATAAACAACGCAAATCCCATTTCTTATCCCAATCCCCCCAATCCCAATGATTATCGCAGGCAATAGTCAATACAAACGCCATGGTGATACTGGGGTTGAATGATAAACTAAACCAACACCACGGTTTATTGGGATTGGACAGAACAAACGCCATGGTGATGTTGGGGTTGCTTGATAACCACGTCCAATCCCAATAATCATCTGGTTTGGTCAATATATCAGCCATGGTGATATTTCGGTTCTTTGATAAGAAGTGCGAATTCCACGGTAGATCGGGATTGGACAACGCATCCGCCATGGTGATGCCTTGGTTTCTTGATAACCAGTCCCAATACCACGGCTTGTCGGGATTAGCCAATACAAACGCCATGGTGATACGGGGGTTCATTGATAACCATTCCCAACTCCACGGTTTATCTGGATTGGCAGCGACATCCTTCATGGTGATTCCTGGGTTTTTTGATAACCAAGACCAACTCCACGGTTTATCAGGATTGGACGTGACATCCGCCATGGTGACGTTGGGGTTATACGATAAATGTCTCCAATCCCACGGTTTGTCGGGATTGGTCAATACAAACTCCATGGTGATGATGGGGTTTATTGATAAATATTTCCAATCCCATGGCTTGTCGGGGTTAGTCAAAATATCTTCCATTGTAATGTTGGGGTTACTTGATAACCATTTCCAATCCCACGGTTTGTCAGGGAAAGCGTTGATTAAGTTGATTAGAGAGGACATATTTTCGTTTGTTTTTGTTGCCATTAAAAAAAAGATAATGATTCAATTTTTGTGGAACTTTTTAAGAAAACACAAATTTACTAACACGCCCCATTACACCAATCCATCATACTTACACATCATACTTACGCATCATCATCGTCATCCAAGAAATCCATACCATGTTCCTCCAAGTAATACTTGAACATTGCCCCCTTGGGATGCCACGTCACGGCAATCAATTCCTCCCAGAATACCTTCATTTGTTTCACCGTTGCGTCACGTCTCTTCGAATAGTAAGCGATGGTAGTTTCATATCCAAATTCATTTTTGGATAACCGTTCCCAATCCCACGGTTTATTAGGATTGGCCAATACAAACGCCATGGTGATATTGGGGTTCGCAGATAATCCCCAATATCCCCATTCCCATGGTTTCTCGGGATTGGCTACGACATCCGCCATGGTGATGCCGGGGTTTTGTGACAATTCTTCCCAATCCCAATCCTCATCCAGATTGGACAGGACAAACTCCACGGTGATATTGGGATTACGTGATAACCGTTCCCAACTCCACTCTTTATCAGGATTGGCCAATACAAACTCCATGGTGATGATGGGGTTTTCTGATAACCATTCCCAATCCCACGGTTTATCTGGATTGGTCACGACATCCGCTATGGTGATGTTGGGGTTATACGATAAATGTCTCCAATCCCACGGTTTGTCGGGATAGGCAAGTATATCCGCCATGGTGATATTTCGGTTCTTTGATAAGAAGTGCGAATTCCACGGTAGATCGGGATTGGACAACACATCCGCCATGGTGATGCCTTGGTTTCTTGATAAATTTACCCAATGCCATGGTTTATCAGGGTTGGCCAATACAAATGCCATGGTGACGTTGGGGTTCAGTGATAACGCGTACCAATCCCACGGTTTATTAGGATTGGACGTTACATCCTTCATGGTGATACTGGGGTTCATTGATAACCATTCCCAACTCCACGGTTTTTCAGGATTGGCCAATACAAACGCCATGGTGACGTTGGGGTTTCCTGATACAAATAGAAAACTCCACGGTTTTTCAGGATTGGCCAATACAAACGCCATGGTGACGTTGGGGTTTTCTGATAAATGTGCCCATTCCCACGGTTTTTCAGGGCAAGCGTTGATTATGTCGATTAGAGAGTACATTGTTATTGTTTGTTTTTGTTACGATTAACAACAATCGACCAATGGTTCAATTTTATAGGGATTGTGCATGCGAACGCAATGTAGCATTTTAAAGTAATGTAAAAATATAAATAAATGTGGGAATAATATGAAACAGTATATATATATAATGAAGAGCTTTTTAGGTATTTCAGCAACAAAAATGTCGTCCATCGTATTTCTATTCGTAACACTCATGATATCTCTCACACTTGGAAGTTTAACTTTTTTGGTGAACGACAATGCTGCATCCTTACCCAATGTCGGGGCTGGCATAGGATTTGAAGGAATGGAAGATGAAAACATTGAGAAAGAACTTGAAAAGGCAATGAAGGACGAGAAACAAAGAGAGAAAGACATGTAAAAATATAAATTATTTAGAACAAAATAGATCCATTAAACTGTGATAATTAGGAATATCATCACACTTTAACGAATAACAATACTTCATATAATTCAATATATTGCCACTTAACGAGTCAATTATATTTTCTAACATTTTTGCGTCACGTCTTAATATATTGTTCGGGTGGTGTATATGAGTATTTGAATGTATTGATGAAATATCAGGAACATTCTCCCACGCAAGAGAACCTGCGTTTAAAAACATATACATATATCCAAGTGACAGTAAATCGTCTCTGAAAGATTTGGGTTCTCCATTGTGCATGAAATAACTGATATATTTAGGAGAGCCTATTATATCAGTACTGTCCGAAATTGCGTTATCTTCACCGTAGTTGCAACTGTAAATGGTAGCAAGTCCGAAATCAATTAAGTGTATATCACCATCTAGAATCATAAAATTGTGTGGTTTAATGTCTCGGTGTAATACTGAGTTATTAGACAATTGTTCTAGTATATATATGCACTTAACCATTATAGAGCTCATTTTATTTTCATCTATGCGTTCTCTACTGATGAAATAATCATTCAGACTAGACGAATAATAAGTCATTATAAGAGTTGGAATAGTCTCGTGTATCCCATACCAGTGAATAGCTGGTATATTACGCAAACCAGAACTATAAAGGTAATTTAATATTGACACCTCGTGCTTGAGAACATTGAAGGTAGCAATTTTTTTTTCACATTTAATTGCTACATATTGATTATTCTTAACATTTACGCCTCGAAATACAGTTCCAAACGAGCCTTCACCCAATTTATCTATAATAGTATAATTTCTTATTTTGACATTGTTCGTCATCTTTATAACCGTAGCGAATAACCTTCTAATCATTTTTTTCACTAGATATACTATATGAATACAACGCTGGACTCAATTGCTAGACAATCAAAACGCATATACAAAGTGTTAGAATTTATCCTTATATCTTCCTACATAGTCATTTATTTTAGCTTATTTTATGTAAAACCGTCTTATATATATTATTTAAAATTGACAGTTAATACATTCGTAAGTTTGTTTTTAATATACAAATTTCATCCATTCAGAGAACATAAATTAACAAAATATGACGCAGACATTATCTTTAGAAGTGCTCTGTTTATGCTTACAAATGTAGGAATAACCGAACTAATACTTAATAAAATTAATAAAATTAATATAGACATATAAATTATTATATATTAACAAAAATTAATATATAATGTCAAAAAAATACGACGAAGAATTCTTGAACAAAGTGTTCGAAGATGCTCAAAACGACAAGTCGTTGTTGGAAAATATTGACATTAATGAGTTGATTGCCATGACCGAAAATGAGAAAATGGACTACCTTAATGATAAAACATTAGACACAATAATGGACGAAAATCAAGAAGCATTATCCAATCTGGTGACAACTCCCGAAATAATTCAAATGATATATAATAAACTTGCTGGTTATCGTCACGTAGAGAACCTATACGAATTACATAAAGGAAAACACATACGATGGATAAGACATAATAATCCTTCAACAATTACAAATGGAGCTATAGTATCAGACATAAAGTTTTGTGACAATGGAACTCACATCCAATGTATAACTATTCAACGAAAAGTATTTCAAATAAAATATGACGATTGTATGATATTCCAAAAACTCACAGTAGGGGAACAATTGGTTCTCATGGCATATGAATATACTAAAACTATATAATTCGTTTACGAGTGAATCTCCCGACGTGCAATGTTCGTTTCTTTCTGGTAATGGTGCGTTTCACAGTAAGATGAAAAAATTCCTGTATATGATACATTATCTTACGAGATACAACAAGGTCTGTTTCCACGTCCTGCACATTCTTTTTTTCAATTGACAATGTATTATTTTTGACAAAATAATCGTGTAAAAACGCATCGATGTCGTGTGGAAACATATTTGATTGAACCATACGTTCAATCATATCGCTTGTAGATACACCGTGATAATATGGTCGTGGTTGAATATAATAAATCTTATTATTGTGCATTTTAGTAAAATACGAATCATCTATAAAACAAAGCTCGGTTGTTTTTGGGAGGAGACTACATCTAATAAAATCATTATGCGTTTTGGTGTGAGATGTCCTATTTATTTCTACAACCTGTTTATTAATTTTAAATGCGTTTATTATACGTTCGAATAGACCGACGATGCCCTGTTTATGTTCAACATATCTTACAATCATTTCACTCCATTTTTTTGGAAGTTGATTATTAGTATATATATAAACACTCAATAGCGACCCACTCTTCTTTTTATAATTCAAATAATCCAGAACATTCAGTATACCATATCTTAAAAACTCGGGGTATAAATCAAGCACCGCATTAAACGTAGTCTGGTCACAAAGAACGCCATTTTCTCTTATTAGACAATACTTTTTAATACCTGACCACAACACTTCTAAATCAGTAAAACATCCAATGGTTTCGTCCAAATCAAAAATCACAACTTTGGAAGTTCCTGTTATCATTTTATGAATATATTTTTTTTTGTAGATTTGTATATTTGGACGCACCATAGATATAATACAGTTAGATAATACCAAAATAATTAACCAAATGTGTTTTCACCACTATATGTTACAAATAAAAAATTGGTTCTATCATCTCTTGATTGTTCATATAGAGTTGACATTAACATACTTGTAGGCGGGGCAGAGTTGTCTACAAATATAAAAAGGGCTTTCTGTGGAGCGAGTGTCAATCGTTTTCTAATTACATACATAAATTGACCAACCGTTAACTCGCACGGAACCAGATATTTATTTTTATCTATTACTGGAGTATCATCACCAGAAGATGTTGATTTATTTACTATAACTGGTATTCTATCAGGATATTTGGTTAATACACGGTCTGCTTCGGTTTTAGTATATCTAGATTGAACCGAGTATGGCATCACAAACGGATTTAAACTGCTTGCATTTACAGTACAAGCAATTGCGTCATTTACAAAACTCTTCATCATTTTATATACTATAACAAGTTATTTTTTTAAGTTACTATTCCGTTAAATGCCTGTAGAACCAAACCCCCTGTCGGCTCTTGTAGTAGTTGTCAATTCGTCAGCAGAACAAAGCACCACATAAATGGGAATCAAACTTGGATGACACAACTGAACAAGGCGTGTGTTTCTTGTAACATAGTACTCGGATTCAATTGAATCTCCGTAAGGTAGATATTTAATTGCTGAAATAAGTGGACCTCTATATCCAGCATCTATAATTCCCGTATGGTTGGCAAGAATTAATGGTGTCTTAGAAATACTAGATCTAGGAAACATTTGATAAGCACAAGATTTGTCGTTATAATACATTGCGCATTTAATTCCATGATTAATAAATACAGTCATATTTGGAACTGAAAATGACACGTCGTGTGGCACGTGTAAGTCGAATCCAGAATCGGGATTATCATCTGTCATAACATGATAATTATGTTTTTTCACGGACTCACAAACAACGTCTACAACATCCGAGGGAATGTCAAGTGCAATTGTCATTTTCAATATGGCAAACCCCTTTGATTTGGCAATGTCAATAAGGTTGCAAGAAAATAAATGAGACATATAACAAGTGGTGTATAATGTATTAAGAAAACACTTTTTAATACATTAAATTTTTAATTTATATTAAGAGTTCATTGTTTTATAATCGCGCCAGTAGAACCAAACCCCGACATATGTATCCAGGAATCACGACTATATGGTTTCGATGGCTTGCAAGAACCCTTTATCGCCACTGGAAGTTACATCCACGGTTTTGATAATTGCATTGCGCAATATAGGATTGAGTAAATCGGAACTTGAAAACGCAGATTTATCAAATTCTTCGCCTCCCGCCAATACAATACCATCAACGGTGCATTTTTGTGTCGCATCATCAATAAAAAATTGCGCAGATAATTCAGTTATTTTACGGATATAATTATGTTTTTTCTCGAGTTTCAATCGGGCTTTATGTAACGCACTTTCTTTGCTATCCGTCGTTAAATCGACCTTGAATTTGTGTAATGTGGTTGTTCTGGATTCGGACACTGTACCGATGAGGTTCTCAGTTGTTCCAATGACAATGAAACCGAGAGTTTGTCCGTTTTTTAAAAGGGGGGTATCATTACGGTCAATAAGGTTGCAAGAAAATGAATGAGACATATAGCAAGTGGTGTATAATGAATTGAGCACCTATTCTTTAATACATTATTCTTTAATACATATCAAGAGTTCATTGTTTTATAATCACGCCACGAAAGGATTTTAGACTCCTGAAATACGTGGTCCTCATTGTTTTCTGGGTGTTCTTCGTCAATCTTGTGAGCCTTCTTCAGTGCTGAATCGACATACATCTTCTTTAATAATTTACCTACTTCAACAGAACCGTCCATTTGATTGACATCGCCATCTTCGATCTTACGTAAAATGTCCAAAACGCTCCCCATAATATTAAGGTCAAGTTCATCCTTCAACACACGGTTAAAAATATCAGTATAACCATTAAAAAGGAACGAACATTGAGACATACACATTTTAGTAAATTTTTCGAAATCATTTCTTATTAAGCGAACATGTTTAGTCTTTAATCTCAACATTAGCTCAATGTCTTTCTTAATAAGATTGCTGTGTTTCAACTCTCTTATATTTGCGGTATTATCTACGAAATCAGAATCAGCAATTAGTTTTTTAAGGTCTAACTTATCCATGATATAAGAGTAAAAACAATAACCTTTTTATGTTTTTTAAGTATATATATACTTATGGACGAAACTATTAAAAATTTCTATTATCTAGAACCAGGATTCAATTTGCTTGATTCATTCACGTTGTATATTATATCAATATGGTCTATTATATGGTGCGTGCGAGTTTATACTGTGAACAACAAATCGGGATTTTCAAATATAACTCCTAATGTGGAAACGGATACATATGCAAATATCATATACAAAAACATTGAAAAATATAAAAAGAATTTAACATTGTTTATAACAAAAGCAACATCAATAAAGAACAAAAACATAGACAAGTCAATTACGCTAAGATATAATATGGATTAAATGTATAATGCCTGATACGATTAATCTTATTAAAGTAACATACGTCGGTTATAATTGGCGCAATTTATTAGTTTCTATGTGTGTAATATGTGCCACAGTGGCCTCTAATTACCATCTTTCAAACGAAGATAACAAAAAATATGTAGATAATGATATAATTTGGGTGTCAAGTATCGGTAGTTTTATATTTTTAGCTATATTGTTTTACAGAATTCCTCAAATTATAAATTGGTGGACACAAACGGAATCTCACGTGCCATCTATGCCATCTATGCCATCTATGCCATCTATGCCATCTATGCTTTCTAAATCTTCATCAGAAACACAAGCATCTACGCCTGATACGATGACGTCGTCATCAACGTCACTACCAACATTATCTGGTTTATCAACAAAGATGAAGATTATAATGTCATTTGCTACGACGATTGTATTGCCTGGTGGTGTATACGTAGGAATTAACCCCGATGATTTTTTTACTACACTCGGTCAAGATAATCTACCATTAGGAACGACAGTAGGAAATGTGTCATTGGCGTTAGTCTTGTACTCAATTCTTGTATTTTGCACGGGGGTACTTGCTTGGTTTATTCCAAACTTAATATCAAACTTAATATCAAACACGCGTCAAATTAAAGATTGGGGTTTATTTGTTTCGGGTTTACTTGCGTTTTTGGCATCAGTTCACGCGTTTATATTATGGTCATTATTATTAGCTGAAAATGTTGGAGGCTACAAGACGAGTGAATATAAGTGGCCTGCCCTTATTTTGACTGGAGTTGCAGGGATGATGGTGTTGTTAACGGCAATAAGGTGGGTGACAAAACGCAATCAGGAGAGCACAACAAGCACATAATTAATGCCATATATAATTAGAAACATTTTTACACAATTATAAAATTTCAAACATTAACCAGAATAAATATCACACGACTGGTACACATTGTCTCTCATACATTAAATTAAAATCTATGAAATATGTATACATTAACAGATGAAGTCACCAATGAATTTCTACATTTTAGGAGGAGCTTTAGTGCTTTTGATCCTTTTAACCGCCTCTTGTGCTTGTTGCGATTTCAAGCCTCATTCAAATAAGGTTCAGTATGCCAGATACGAGGGAATGGAAGGAGAGGAAGGAGAGGAAGGAGAGGAAGGAGAAGGGGGAGAAGAGGGAGAGGAAGGCGAGGAAGAACCATTTACCGAATACATGAACGACGATGAAGGCGATGAGGGTTTTACCGAATACATGAACGACGATGAAGGCGATGAAGATGATGAAGATGATGAGGGTTTTGCGGAATACATGAAAGAAATGATCGAAAATGACGAAAGTGAAGATAAAGAACCAGCAACCATATTGAACCAAATTAAGGATGCTCTCGGCATAACAAAACAAGAAGACATGTCTAACATGGAACCCAGGCCATACTCCGAAAATGATTTATATGACATGTTAGGACAAACTGTAGGAAATCTTGACTGTGGGTCAAAATCCGCTGGATTATCCAACTCAAAAGGACCTTTATGTCTTAACAAAACGCAATTGAATATGTTATCTACCAGAGGAGGAAATGCCACATCAGATGCCCAAATAGGTTCTTAAAAATCATAATTGTAATTTTTATAAATATGATTTTTTATTTCACATCGTAGAATAACATTTTGAGCAGTAATGAATTGTCTGCGAATGTTCCTGGTCAATGTCTATGTAGTCTTTTATTATAGTGTGTTCGCAATTCTTAATAAGAAAATTACGAAGAACCGTCTTTAAAATAGTAAGTTCACAATCGTCGGTTTGATTACAATAGATAAATTCATCCACATTGTCAATTAAATTGATTACACTTTCAATAATAAAAATTTTATCACACATGTTTTTATTATAACAATGGCACGTTCCTTTTAATCCGTTTCAATCAACACACAAAAACAAATTTTAAAAACCCCCAATAGAACAAAATATTTGCGTATGCGTTTAATACGTTAAGTGTACATGCTAAGGACACTCTGACTCTGCTTCATATCTGACTTAATTAGCTTGTCTACATCTTCTTTGGTCACTGTAAATGGGAACTCAACTGTCATCTTAATTTCCCTCGAAAACATATTGTCCTTGTCCATCTTTACCAACCTGAATAGGTTCAACTTCGTATGAATCACTTCCAAGCAACGTTTAAGATTCCTGACACCCGCCTCTTCCATAGTAATTCCCTTGTTGTTGACAATATACTCAATCGTATCATCAGGGATGATAACATCGTCCTTCGTAAACCCAACCTGCTCACGAATTTTGGGCAAAAGATAATCCTTTGTGATTACAATCTTCTCCTTTGCGTCATAGCCCTTTGTCTCAATGCAATACATCCTATCTTTTAGAATGGGATTCACTCTTGATTCGTCATTATATGAGAAGATGAATAGAGACTTGCTCAAGTCGAAGTCTACGTCCGAGAAATACTTGTCGTGAAACTCATTATTTTGAGAACTATCGGTAAGATGCGTGAGAATGCCAATAATCTCTTCGCCACGTGGCGTGTCACTCACTTTGTCTAGCTCATCAAAATAGAACACAGGATTCATACAACCGCTATCCTTGAGCACTTGAACGATCTTTCCGTGTTTACTTCCTTCGTATGTATAAGAATGTCCTTCCAAGAAGCTACCGTCACCACAACCCCCAAGAGGAATGAACGCAAAGAACCTCTTTAGGATTTTACTAATACCTTCTTTCACAAGAGTTGTCTTGCCAGTTCCCATGGGACCCTTGATTGCGATTGCTGTACCCATTGCGGATGGGTTTGCAATCCACTGCCCCACAAGTTGTAGGATCTGCATCTTGGCGTCGGTAAGACCGTAAGCACAATCATCCAGAATCTGCATAGCATCCTCCATAAACTTGTTACAAACATCCAAACCATGTGTCATATTCACATCAAGTCCTGTATACTTACCAAATGGAACACGCATGAAATCATCGACCCAGTTCTTAACTTTGTAATATTCAGGGTCACCTGGGTCCATGGACTTTAACATATTCACCTTCTGCATAACATTAGCCTTATACTTGGTTGGAATATCAGATTCAAGCAATTGTAGACGATACGGTTTATCCACCTGTATATGGTTGTTAATCTCCTTGAGATCACTCATAACCTTCAATTGTTCCTTATGTGACAGCTTCTTCTTGAAGTAATCAATCTCTCCTGAAAGTTTGGGTTTTTGTGAACTAACCAGTTTGTGATATCCCTTGGTGTTAGAACTCCTAGTTTGTTTGATGAGTTTCTTCATGTCCCTGCGACAATTGTGTAGTCCTTTCTTTAGTGAAATGCTATCAGGGTGTTTCTTCAGTTTGGCGATAAACATCTTGCGCATGTCAAGAAGGTCCATATATTCACTCTCAAACTTATCCGAGACATCAACCTCGTCATCAACCACAGTCTTCTTCTTTTTGTTCTTCTTTTTATTGGAATTGTCTTTTGAATTTGTCTTCTCTTCCTCTTTCTTAATGTCATCAGGGACCTCTGCTACTTGATAATTCTCTTTTAGAAACATTTTTTCATCATCGCTATCACATTCCTCATTATCATCAGGTAGTTCTTCGTCTTCGTCTTCTGTCTCGGCACCACCGAAACCAAACACGATATTAATGCCCTTTCCACCTAACTTTTCTTGTAGTTTTGCAATTTTATCATCATCATCACAATCCTCTTCTGACGATTCAATGTATTCCTCCTTCATTTTGCGATTCCTCTTCTTATTGTCGTGATCCTTCGGTTTATTTTTCGTATTCTTGTCAGCACGTCCACTATTGGGTTTATATTTCAATTTATCAAACGCACTTTGCTTCGTGCCTTTAGAACGTTCATCGTCACGCTTAACCTTGCTATTTATATACTGTGATGGGTACATTTTAGACAACTCTTTGCGAATTTCCTCTTGACTAATTTCCTCCTCGTCGCTATCATCATACTCATCTTGCTGTTTGCGAGTGTCTTTGTATTTCTTCTTCAACAAATTAACAATTCCTTCATCATCAGCACTATCATCTTCATCATCTTCGGTATCAGAATCCTCACTTCCAATTGACTCGTCATCCTCAACATAACTGTCGTCATCGCTGTCACTATCGCTGTCAATTTCCTTTCTGGTAAGTTTGTTTCCGGTGCGAGTTTGGATAGTCATGTTATTAATTATGTGTGTGATTACGATATTTTTATAAATTGTGTTTACTTTTCAATTTTACAAACACAAAAAAACACATTTTTCATTTGCTGTAATTTTACAAACACAAAAATTGAAACATTTATTATAATATAAACAAATACTATAATAATATATAGTCATCATGTCAAACACAAACCCCCCCAAATCGTCGAAGATTGTAGGGATTCAATTTAGTATCGGGTCGCCTGAGGAGATAAGAAAGAATTCAGTTGTTGAAGTAACGTCTCGTGACACATACATCAATAATAAACCTGTTTTAGGGGGTCTGTTCGATCCAAGAATGGGAGTGCTGGAACCAGGGACAATATGTCCTACAGATGGATACACTTATATTGATTCACCCGGTTATTTTGGTCACATTGAACTAGCACGACCCGTGATCTTCACTCAACACTTAAAAGACGTTATGAAAATCAGCAAGTGTGTTTGCTATAAATGTTGTAAATTGTTGGTAAATAAAAACCATCACAAACACATTCTCGAGTGGCCGGCAAATAAACGATGGGAGTATGTTTCTAAATTGGGTGCTAAATCCAAACGATGCGGTGAACATACAGACGATGGTTGTGGGTGTAAGCAACCTGATAAAATTAAGGTAGAGGAGATTGCCACTATTTACGCCATATGGGAGAATATGGAAGCAGACGGCGACGAGAATGGAAAGATTAGCGTTAAGTTGACACCTGAGATTTTGCTGAAAAACTTCAAGAGAATTAGTGATGAGGACGTTCATTTCATGGGTTTCAGTCCTGTATGGTCCCGTCCGGATTGGATGATTTGTCAGGTTTTGCCCGTGCCTCCGCCCCCCGTTCGCCCATCGGTCAAACATGACGCCCAGCAAAGAAGCGAGGACGACCTGACCCACATTTATAGCAACATTATTAAGACAAATAAAGATCTACAGGAAAAGATAAACAACGATGCTGCAGCAAATATTATCGATAGTCTAACTAGACTTCTTCAGTACTTTGTAGCCATGATTGCCAACAACAAAACACGAGGAGCAGCTCCACTAGCACAGCGTTCAGGAAGACCTTACCAGTGTATCTTTAGTAGAATTAACTCGAAGGGGGGAAGGATTCGTGGCAATCTAATGGGAAAACGTGTGAATCACAGTGCTCGTTCAGTTATTACAGGTGACCCAAATCTTGGAATTCGTGAGTTGGGTGTTCCTATGAAAGTAGCAAGAAACATGTCAAAGCCAATTAAGGTAAATGATATGAATCGTTCATACTTAACAAAGTTGGTTCAGAATGGACCGGAGACATACCCAGGAGCAAAGACACTCGAACGCAAAAATGGTGAAAATATATCACTTCGTTACGTCGATAGAAACTCGATACAGCTTGAGAATGGCGATATTGTGCACAGACACCTAATTAATGGGGATGCGGTGTTATTCAACAGACAACCTTCTCTTCATCGTATGTCTATGATGTGTCACATTATCAGGGTTATGAAAAAGGGTGATACATTCAGGATGAATGTTGCTGATACCAAACCTTACAATGCCGATTTTGATGGTGATGAGATGAACATGCATTGTCCTCAAAACATATCAGCAGAGACGGAACTCAGACATCTAGCAGCAATCCCGTATCAGATTATTAGTCCTGCGTCCAATTCGCCCATTATTGGGATCTACCAGGATTCTATGTTGGGTTCTTACAGATTTACGAGACCAAATGTAAAACTTACCCCACGTGAAGCGATGAACCTGTTAATGTTGTATCCCGGAACGAATCCCAAAGCCATTCGTGACGCCGGGTCATCGCTTAATAGTTTCGACATCTTATCGCAAATTATGGAACCACTTACAATGACATTCAAGACCAAATTATTTGGGGACAACGATGACCGTGCCACATCGAACAATGTTCTTGAGATTAGGAACGGAAAATACATTCGTGGTCAAATGGAGAAATCTGTGCTTGGTTCTACAACAAAGGGCATTCTCCACAGAACATTCAATGATTTCGGTCACGATGCGTGTAGTGACTTCATTGATAATCTACAGAATATTATTACGGAGTATATGGCGACTAGCTCTTATAGTGTTGGCATATGCGATTTGTTGGCAGATAATACTACTCAGCAACGCATCGTCCAACTAATCACACAGAAGAAGATGGAGGTTCAGACCCTTATCGACAAGGTTCATCTTGGAATATTTGAAAATAATAGTGCTGGGTCAAATTCAACCGAGTTCGAGACGCAGGTTAATAAGATTCTGAACAAGGCGATGGACGAATCGGGTAAAGTTGCCCGCAATAGCTTAAGTCACGACAATAAGTTTATGATGATTGTTCAGTCAGGTGCAAAGGGCAACATGCTTAACATCACACAGATGGTATCGGGGCTCGGACAGCAAAATATTGACGGCAAGCGTATCCCGTATGGTTTTGATAACAGAACATTGCCTCATTTCAATAAATATGATGATAGTCCTATGGCTCGTGGTTTCGTAGAGAATTCTTACATTTCAGGTCTCAGTGCCACCGAGTTGTTCATGCATGCGCAGGGTGGTCGTGTTGGACTGATTGATACGGCTGTTAAAACGTCTACTACAGGATACATCCAAAGGAGGTTGATTAAGGGGTTGGAGGATTTGAAGGTAGAATATGATATGACAGTTCGCAATAACAAGGGAAAGATTGTTCAGTTTACATATGGAGATGACGGCATTGATACAACTCACGTAGAGAATCAGGCGTTTCCGCTAGTAGGACAGAGCATTGAAGATATTTACATGCGTTACGATATCATTGGGGTGAAGGATGGGGATAACGAACTTGAAAATATCTACACCAATGAGACAATCCGGAGATTAAAGAAACAGCGACCGGAGACGAAGGTAAAATGTCAATCCGAGATTGACTTCTTGATTTTAAAGCGTGGTGAGATCATTAAATCTGTATTCGGTGGCACGGATGACAACATGCTAAGGATGCCGGTTTCATTCGTAAACACCATCAACAACATCCAGGGACAACTATCACTTAACGCAAATTCTATTACCGACATTACTCCGATGGAGTGCTTTAACTTGATTGACGAGTATTTTGAAAAGCTTAACACAATTCATACTGCTAAACCAGGGAAACTGTTCGAAACGCTGTATAAATATTTCCTCAATCCAAAAGACCTTATTGTAAACAAGCGTTATCACCGAAAAGGTATCATATTGCTATTAGAGACCATCTATCTCAAATACAAACAGTCTATTGTTCACCCAGGAGAAATGGTTGGTGTAATTGGTGGACAGAGTATTGGTGAACCGACTACGCAGATGACTTTGAACACATTTCACTTGGCTGGCGTAGCTAGTAAATCGAATGTCACAAGAGGAGTAGCACGTATTGAGGAATTACTTCGCCTCACTAGAAATCCCAAGCATCCTTCCCTTACAATCCATCTGAAGAAGCAGGACGAAAAGATACAAGACAAAGCTATCAAGTATGCTAATATGATTGAATATACCAAGTTATTGGATTTGGTAGAACGAGCACAGATATGTTTCGACCCCAATTCTCGTGCTACGTTCATCGAGAGTGACAAGGCATTGATCGAGCAGTTTTACGAGTTCGAAGCGATGGTAGATGAATGTGTAGACGGCGAGGTGACGGAAGAAAAAGCACAATCCAAGTGGGTAATTCGTCTGGAGATGGACTCTGAAATGATGCTAGAGAAGAACATAACAATGGACGATATTCACTTTGCGGTTAAGAATAGTTCATACGGCGAGAATGTCAACTGTATTTATTCGGATTACAACGATGGAAATCTGGTTTTCAGGATTAGACCGTTTGCTGAATCGAGCAAGAAGAAGAAGACACCGGCATCACTTGACCAGTCGAATGAGATTCACCTGTTGAAAACTACGCAGGATAACATACTTAACACAATCGTATTGCGTGGTATCAAAAACATAGACAAGGTATCTCCTAGGAAGTTGCAAAACACGGTCTCACTTAAGGATGGAATTTATGTGAGAAATGATATTTGGGTGCTTGATACAACCGGCACAAATTTAATGGCAGCACTCGCTCTCGATTTCATCGATACTAATCGCACAGTAAGCAATGACATCAGAGAGGTTCATAAAATCCTAGGAATCGAAGCGGCTCGTCAGATGTTGTTCGATGAGATTACAGAAGTAATGGAGTTCAGCGATGCTTATATTAATTATCACCATCTTTCCCTTCTATGTGACAGAATGACTATTACACCTGAAATGATTCCCATATTCAGGTCGGGTATTCTGAACGATGATATCGGTCCAATTGCCAAGGCATCGTTCGAGGTCCACACCGAGGTGCTACTTGATGCTGCTAGACACGCTGAACTAGATTGTATGCGAGGTGTATCAGCAAGTGTAATGTGTGGTCAATTTGGAAACTTTGGAACAGGTGCTTTCAACATAGTTCTGGATATCAATGAGATGCTGAAACTAGACAATGCTGAGTTAGAGAGAAAAGCGAACGTAGATGACATGTTTGGCGTGACACCGGATGAAGGGACATGCACTAAAAATAATATAACTCTGCGTAATAATATTACCAATGTCAAGAAAACTGACGCAAATGAATGTAATGATTCTGACGACGATTACAATATGGGATTCTAAAAACCCAATAAATATCAAAATTTAATTAGTTTTTAGAATCCCCATATATTCTTTATTAGCATCATCAACTACAAGTAAATCTCCATTGTTTGTGTTATTAACATTTATATTTATCAATGTTAATAAATCATTTTTTTACATTTGTTGCGGTTCGGCCATGCTGAATGGTATTTTCAAAGACCCTATCTTAATATTTGTATTTACAAAATTGCTGGATAATAATACAGATTCTAATAACAGCAATTCATCGTCGTTTATTTTAAACACATCGTCGGTTAAATTCAAATAGTGTTGCGGTTCAAGTAAGAAATTTCGAACATGCGGATAACGAATAATTTCATCCGTTATTTTTTTATAGTAAAAAATCTCATTATTTAACTCGTTGTTCATTAGGTTTTGCTTTGGGAGTGTTATTTTATCATATTCCCCATCTTTATTTTTAGACCCCCTATTAATAATTGTAGTGTGTGGCTTTTCATAATCCTCACGTTTGAATATAAAATGACCCGAAATTTTAGTCCGTATTTCATTTTCAACCTTTATTTTGATTGTTTTTTTTATATTTGCTTTTGGTTCATTGTTGTATTCTGTTAGAAACTCCTTTAATTTATTCACGAAAGCACGATTGTTTGTATTTGAACATTCGTCTCGCAATACAGTGCGAAACACATTATAATAATTCGTTTCCAATTGGATATTTATAGAATTTTGTACTCGCATATCATCGGGTTTATTGTGAAGAGAGGATATTATGTCTGCTGTTAAATACTCGTCGGTATGTGTAGAATTTGTTCTATCATTTAAATCCATAGAATCAAATGGGAAGGGCTCGTTTATTTTAACATATTGGTAAGTATTGGTTAAAAACCCTCTTACCTCATTTACTCCATTAGAGTTCTCGGTATAAAGTGGTTTTTTTAATACAATGTTTATGTTTGTATCATTCTTGAAATTTGTATACATAGACCGTGTTTCATTGTATGAATTATAATACTCGGTAATACCATCTACATGATCTATCAATATTACACCATTTATCATAACGGGCGGTTGATTCTGACAAGGAATGTAAAACAACAAGTTACTCTTGGTATTCTTTATTGCCAGACCAATTACAATAAAATTGTGATTAACAATTTGATGGTCTATTGAGTAATTTGTATTTTTTAACCGAGCAATTACAGTGTCTATTTTAATTGGGTATGTATACCCCTTGTCTATTTTAGTATTTTTTTCATTTGTTGCAAATCTATCAGATTCGTCTTCTACCAACTTAAATATTTCACTTATTACATTGCTTATTTTATCTTCGTGCCACTTTCCGTCTTTCATTTTAGATTCTATTTCTGTTGCTTTTGATTCGAATAACATTATTGCCTTATTATTGTCATATAAAAATAGAGGTACATATTCGGTTGTATCCTTGAAAATAAGTAAAGTCTTTCTGTCCTCGTTATTTGGATTCCCACTTGTCATTGGAACTTTTATATCCATTGCGTTGTTTTGGTTGTGTTCAAATATTAAAACATTTACATCTAATATCGCAATTCCATCGTCATCTCTTTTGGTTAAAACATCAATTACAAATTTGTGGTCAATTATCGTCTCATCTCTGGTTATGTAATCCTTGAAATTATACATAGATACAATAACCGATTTGTGAAATTTCGACAAATTTTTATTTAAAGCATTGGCAGTGTTAATATCGGATATCTTATATTCAGCATCATTTATATTAATAATGTCTTCCAATAAACTGGATTGTTTGTTAACTTTATCACCTAACTCTTTAAATAAATCATCTACATTTCCATCTGGTAAAAATGATGGAAACAATGAACCATTGTTAAAAAACATATAGTTGTCTACTGTGATGCGTTCGCATATTGTTTCTTTGAAATCCTTTATTGTTTTTGTTTTTGAGTGTAAATCATTATATACTTCAAATAAGCATGATAAGAACGATTGATTTTTAACAAACATTACACCACGTCTCAACAAAGTTTTTGTATCTCTATTTATCCCACCGGAATCCGAAACCTCATTTATGTCTATGTGAAATAAATGCTCTAATTCACCGCCCATGAACCCCCATTGTCCGTATGTAAGATTTCGTTTATGTGTTATGTATTTACTATTCATTTTCTTGTTTCGTAGTGTATCCTTTTTAATTTTTGACGGCTGTTCGTACTTTGTTCCACAACAAGGTAATTCACCTTCACGTTCACCATCACGTGTTCTCTCTCCTTTATAATAAGGTATGAGATGAGTGTATTCATTTATGGATGTGTGTTTTGCACTGTCATAATTAAATTTGATATCATAGTCCTTTTTAAACTTTTTAACATTCTTTAGTTCTTTGTATAGCATTTCGGTCGTTAATTTTGTTTTCTTCAATACTTCCTCTTCTGTAAGTTCCGTATGTTCAATAAGATCCCAGTATCGTGAACACAAATGCCACTTTCCTTTATTAGTTGTATCCTCTATTATCTTAATTCCGTTCTTAATTTCTCCTTTTGAATTTTTCAAACCATATATTTTTTTATTTTCAAACTTTTTAACAATCTCATCCTTTTGTGTTCCATCAATTGACCGTGGCACAAGTACACCCTGACATCTTATTTTGTCATTTTTTGCACCACCGGTAACTTCGTCTTCGTCTTCCTCTTCCTCTTCGTCGCTATCGCCAAAGAATCCTTCATCCTCTTCCTCGTCAGCATCGGCAAATCCAACCATATTGTTGTTATTATTGTCAATAATTTTTGTGATGTCTTCATCTACGTTGATTTTTCCCGTTTTATTAAGACCTGATAAGAATTCGGTAAAATCTACATTATCATCGTAGTTTAATTTTACACCATCTATACGACTTGATTCTTCTACAATGAATTCCTTGGTTTCCTCTTGTTTATAATCATTTAAACTATCACAAACCTTTTTCAGTTGTTCATTCTTCTTTTTTACGTGTTGAGTTATCCGGTCGACACGGTCAACTATTAATTCTACATATTCGAATGAAGGTATACCTTTAATGTCAAACACGACATTTCTATCACTCTTGTACAATATCGTAGAGAACCCATTATTTTTCCGGTGTTTTGCTATGTCATTGTCATCATCGAGTTGTGCGTTAAAAAACTTATGAGTTGCGTCTTCCATTGATAATTTGAATCTATCCTTGATATCCAATATAATATTCAACTGTTCAACGCCCTTTTCTACTTGCAGTAAAATGTATTCGTATACGCCTGGTTCACGATAATTGTCAACACGCTTGTATCTCAATTTCATATCCAGTAACCCATCAGTGTCTGGCGTATCTACAGCAAAGAAAACTTTCATACAACTGTTTTCAATTATATCATTTATATTTTTTGTTGTTTGTATCATACATTCGAGTTGCAAATCTTCAATGCTTACGTGTTTGTCATTAAACGACTCAAATTCGTTTATCTTATAACCAGTTAATTCCAAGTATCCGTTTAAATTATGTATTCTTGGATTGAGTGCCATTTTCAATTCTTCTTCCAGTTCACTTTCAGACACTTGTGATTTCATTGTCCCGTGCACTGACATTTTACCCATTTTGTCAAATGTCATTACAAGAGTTGTGAAAAAATCGCTATTTTCAGATTTGATATACATCGATATTTCACCGTTAGTTTTGGCAAGACTTTTTACATTTGATGTAATGTCACGGGTTTTCATAGATGGGATTATATTACCTCTTTCGTCCATTTGATTGCAAAATAGTCTATATATATTCTCACGCTTAAATCCTGGGTTATATTTTATCATGTTTATCTCGCTATCAGCGTGTAGATTCTTAAAGATAGCATCCATAGGAAACATGGAATCAAATTCGCTAGTTAAACATATTTTAAATGATTTAATGCCATGCAACATGTCAGTTGTTGCTGAACCATTTTTGGAAAGAATGTCAACCGCATCAAAGTAATCCCATAGCTTGTCGTCGTCAGGTGGGTTTTCATTTGACAAATTAATTCGGTTTTCAATAAGATCAGATAGAGAGACAATCTTGTCACTACGTTCGTATAATTGGGGAAAGTATGTTTTTATAATAGATTTCTCATCAAGTTCTTTTTCCAGAGCAAATTTTAATAAATCCTCGGCTGTTATGGCATATATAACATTTGTGACATTGTTATTGTTAAATATTGAACCCATTAGACGTTTTCCATCTTGTGTTTGCAAAAGTGCGGTATCATTAAATGTCGTACCATTGTCTACATATATTTCTTCTAATTTATATGGATTTACTACAAATAAATAATCATGTTTGTCATGATGTGAAAGACCCAACATTTTATAATATTTTACACGTTCCGTGAATCGTGATACATCGACGTCATAATTGTCAGATGAACTGGTTCTGCTACCAGACCCTGACAAAAATTTATCGGGAAAATTCTTTTCGACCAGTGTATTGGTTTCCTGTGCAATTTCGTTTTTAACGGGGTCTGTCATCTGCTCAAATGCCTTGTTTATGTCGTAAAAGTCATTTGTTTCATAAAATAGATATATTTCGTCATTTGAAACATTCGCACTACCCAGTTCTCGAACCAGTTTATATTTCAAGTCTCTTGTAGAGTCATCTGGGTGGATGGTGTGCTTCGAGTTAATAACATTTTTGTCAACACGTTTTGCGTTTTCACCAAACGTATATATTGTTTTTGGTTTTCCCAAATTATCCCCATTAATTAAATGGATCTCGTAAGAGTTCATATGATTAATTATATTATATATACCTATTATCTTTCTTGTATTATAATCATTTAATACAAGAAAAGCTAAATCTGTTATGAACTAAAATAAGTGTCTTCGTCTAGTTCAAAATCGGGGATCCCATTGTCTTCGACGATAGTTACTTGAACGATATTTGACGTGACAATGTATGGGTCCATATTGCTTGCTGGGCGTCGGTCTTCAATGTATCCTCGTTTATTCACAGCAGTGTCACGTGGAATTCGAACAGAACAACCGCGATTCGCCACTCCATACGAGAATTTTGTCATACTCGATGTCTCTAGCAATCCTGTCATGCGACGATCATTGCCATCGCCGTACAATGCCATTAATCTTGCGTGTGATGACCTAAGCCCGACCAAAGCAGTCTCAATGCTTCCTGGTAAACCATCACGCATCGACTTGGTGCTATAATTTGTATGACACCCCGAACCATTCCAGTCATAAGAATCAATCGGTTTTGGGTCAAATGATACGTGAACTTGATTATTTTCACAGACACGCAACATCAGGTATCTTGACATCCATACCTCATGACCTGACGACAGACCTAGAGAAGGTCCAATTTGGTATTCCCATTGACCCTTCATCACCTCTGCGTTCGTCCCTGAAATTTGTAGTCCCGCTTTCAAACACGCTACGTAATGTTCTTCTGAAATATTTCGACCTACGGCTTTGTCATATCCAACTCCACAATAATACGGACCTTGTGGTGATGGAAACCCTCCTACAGGCCAACCGAGTGGTGTCTTTCCGTCGCTCTCGAATAGTGTATATTCTTGTTCAATTCCAAACCACGTGTCTTCTAAAATAACATCTTGCTTATCAAAAATTTTACGAGCGGCGTGACAATTGTTATGTAATGCTGGTGTTCCATCAGGTAACATAGTCTCACACAGAACAAGAACACAACCGTCCCATCTCCACGGGTCTTTATAAACCGCAACGGGGTGTAACATTACTTCAGAGTCTTCACCACACGCTTGTTTTGTGCTTGAACCATCATAGTTCCATATAGGTAAATCATCAATTGATATAAGATTTGTATGGCATTTAACATCTATTGTTCTGCATTTGGAACGTATGTCGTCTCCGTTTCCCCCAATCCATATGTATTCAGCAGCAATCTTTACCATATTATTATTAAACCAAGTTTCCTGTTTATATTGTTTGACTCAATAGTAATGTCATACAATATACAAAATTTACGCATCGTAATACGGATTGTCTGTAATTTTCATGCTACAATATTCAGTAGGGTCTTTCTTGTAATCACGGGGACTGTGTATGCCTGCTTCTTTTGCGTTAGTTAGAAGGAATTTAAAATTATCCCAAAATTCGGTTTTATGTCCAATTGATTTGGTCATAACATGCGACAGTTCGTGAATCGCCACAAAAATAAGTGTATGTTCATCTATAAGGTTGTTGGAATTCTTGTTTTTAACATTAAGACAGAACGCAAGTTTCTCACCTTTGTTCTCACTATAAGCAGTATATTTACTTGTCGGTAGGGTTTCCATAATTTTCGCAGGATTATAGCCTGCTACAAGTCGTTTAACACCTTCATTTGTAGGGTGTTTATCTTTGACGAATTCGACCAGTTCTTTACATTTTGCGGTTACAGTTGCCAATAGATCTGCTGCTTCCTTTAATTTCGAACGCTCTCTAACGCAATATTTGTTGCCGTCTTTTGTTGATACAACGCATTTTAATTTGAAATCGCTACTCTCGGTATACATATAACCCGATATGCCTATTACAAATAATATAAGGACATAACCTAAACAATCTTGTTTGTTCATCTATATAGTAATAATCTATATTTATCTGTACCATTATTATGACCGACCACTCAATTTGCTACAAGAATCCAATACTGATTTTCGATTCGGAAGGTGCGTTCCTACCAAAGATACGCTCATGGCATTAAACCGTATATACTTTGATATCACTTCAGTTAAATCCGTCATTGTTATGTCCTTGTAGTGGGCATCATATAATTTAACGTAGGAAATAACCCTTTCTGTTGGATGCATTAAGAAACTTTTCCCATTATGTGAAGTTAGGTTGTCAATGTCCTCGGCATTTATTTTCATATTTCCTTTAATATATTTTTTTGCCGTTTCGAGTTCATCCTTAGTTACACCGTTTAATATTAAATCATTTAATAATTCAATGATGAGTGGGAGAACCCCCTTGCTCTTATTGCTTTTCATCATATTAGAGTGTTCTGTTTCTGTGTATATAGTAAAGTCACCATATATTTTGTGATAATTTGTATAGATACTGGATGAATATGTTAATCCGTGCTTCTCTCTTAATATGCGAAATAATCTAGAACTCATAGGACCACTCATTATTGTTGTCAGTAAATTAATCTTGTATTTATCAACCGAGTCAACACGAAACGCAATTCCAAGATGAGTTGTATTTGACCCCTTCTTCTTTGTCAGGCATAAATTCATATCAGTTTGTTGTGTAATGCAAGGAGTAATCATATATTTTGCAGGAATCTCATCTGTCCCCCCTGAGTTTTTTACATAGTCACTCACAGTCAACGCACGTTTTATTTGAGAAAAAGGTATGGAAGTTGTTATACTGAATACCATTTTACTTGGTTTGTAAAACAGTTTATAGTATTCAACTACTTCATTGTAATTAAAACGAGTATTGTGATATTTTAACATGTCAACATTGTTCTCGAATGAACTTCCTTTATATATCATATTGGTCATACTATCGAATAAAATATTCTGAGCCCCATCTTCGGATTTTACGTTCTCTTCTATAACCACATTTTCCTCTTTGTTATACTCTTTTCTATTAAATGTAGAGTTTAACATCATGTCTGAAATCATTTCGATTATATTTTCTAAATAGTCATTGTCACATTTCACTGTATAACAAGTGAATCTCTTCTCTGTGTAGGCATTTAAATATGCTCCAATTTTATCGTATGTCAAGAAAATGTCATTCGGTATCGGAACACGGGTCGTTCCTTTAAAACACATGTGTTCAACAAAATGCGAAGCACCTCTTAAATTTGGTGGTTCGTATATGGAACCAACGTCACAAAACGCATTTATACTGGAAACAGAATGCCCTTTTGACATTTCGTGAATTAACTTGAATCCATTTGGAAAAATATGCGTTGTGATGGTCATGTTATTATAATATGGTCATATTATAATAATTAAATTTTGGTGTTTAACTTCCAATATTGAAAGGGACTTGAGCGTTGGTAGCTTCAATCGTTGTTTGATTCCATGGTCCGGTGTTCACTACTGGGATAACTGGGTCTTCTCGCCCAAAGCCCTGTAAATTGGCATTGCGTAGGCTCTGACTAATGGTGTCAATGCCCTGGTGTTGACCGGCCTCGAGTAAGTCGGGGTTAGTGCCGACAGATGATCCTACCGAATTCAATACGTCCCACTCGTTGTTAGCAGAAGGGAGAAGGTCTGACGGGGCAGCAGCACCTGTTCTTTTATTTGCTTCAGCTGGCTTATCTGCTGGTCCATCAACAACTTCATCTGCCTCATCTGAATTAGCAGGAGCGGTAGCATCTCCTCCAGTTAACCCATCCATTAATGTAAATTTATTGCTGTAGTTGAGCAAGAGCACAGAAACAATAACAATAGCTAGAATGGCAATCCACTTATTCCATCCGGTAAAAGATAACTTCAACATCTTCGTTAATCCGTTCATTTCTATTTATATAATCGGTTGATAAAATATTTTCAGCCCGCAATATTTTATACATTTGCTAAATATTTTGACTATTCATCATCGTCGGAAAATATACTATCATCCATATCACTGTCGTCATTCAAATCTGTCAACATGTAAGTATTTTTTATGCGTTTTGCTTCTAAATAATTGGTTAATGCAAGCGTTTTTGCTAACTTGGCTTTTTTAAGAGCTTCTCGGTACATATTGTAATAAACGTCATCCCTTTTTTTTAAAAACATTGTTTCGTCGTCGCTTGGTTTAATGTCGATTTCTACTAAATTGCCATTGTCATTTGTTGTATGTACTTCTGTTGCGTTGGCGGTTTCCGTTTCGGCATTTTCATTAGACAATTTGTCACTATTGCTAAAATTGTCTGGTGTGTTTATTTTAGACGCAGGTTCATCTTCAGTAATAACGTATTCCGTTGTTACGTGTTCTGCTGTTACTTCTTCTGGGACAACGTCTTCATCATTGTTGTCCGTTACGTCTTCTTCTACATCTTCTACATCTTCTTCTTCTACATCTTCTTCCTTTACATCTTCTTCCTTTACATCTTCCGACAAAGTGTCTGTATTGTTAAATTCGGTGTGTTTGTTTGCGGTCAAAAGACATTTGTTAAAAATATCTACCTCTTCTATTATCAACATCTGTTTGATTTGCAGTTCCAATTGAAAACTCCTTGCTGAGCATTTTATACCCTGTATGTCTAATATAGTTGCAATTGTTTGCTCATTATTAATGTCATTTGCGTCAACGTCCTTTCCGTGTTCATCATATATTTTTAGGTTTAGCTTCCCCATCATATTTGGTATTGTTGCTCGCAAAATGTAATATTTACCTGATTTAAAAATCTTAAATGGTGACGTGAATGAATTTTCTATATCGTCTTTTTCTAGTTCATTATCAAACCATTTCCCTCTATTTTTAAAAATTCGTTCTTGACATAATATTTCCAATTTTTCGATCCATTCTATAAATGATTCATCTGTATTTGTGAACATCAAATCGCAGTATGTTCGCTTTCCACTCCTAACTATTCCACTCTTTAATTTACATTTAGGGGGTTGTACATATAATGGTCTACCATCCTTCAATATTTTTATGAAATAATTTCCCCCATTCGTGCTGCTGGGTGAAGTCAGATACAGTTCATCGAAGTTAAACTGATTTGCTGTGTCTATGATACCTTCCATTTATATTTTTTGATAAATTACTATCGTAATAATTACGCAATGCGTATATTTAAAAAAAAATGTTTCTAAAATAATTAAAATGAAGCTACTTCGTGACAAACTATTAGAATTCTTTAAAAATGAAGATTTGCGCAAAGACATAAATATAGTTATAAAACCCATATCTACGTACATATACGACGAAGTGTATGTATATTTGTTAATTTTTGGAATATATCACATATTCCAAATAATAACAATAATGATTATAATCTACATGTTGTTAAAAATTCAACATCAAAATAAAAATCTTAAATATATATATACATAAATGGTAAAACACAATAGGACTACTAAACGAAATAATAGAAGGACTAAGCGCAATGCTAAGTCACGAGGTGGTGTAGGCACTTCATCATTCGGCGTTCACGTATTCGGTGACACGGATAACCAACACACAGCAAGTGGACAAGGCAATAGCATAGCAATAAACTCTGCTGATACATACATGGCGAATGCCGACCAATACAATGAAAAAATGGTAACTGACGGTGTTGTAGGTGGGACGAGAAAACTGCACGGAGGAAATTCCATTGTAACTGAAATTGCTGTACCAGCTGTATTGTTGTACGTCAATAACACAATAGGTAAAAGAAAACGGGTCAAGAAGCAGAAAAAAAAGACAAAACGTGTTAGGTTTTCTCGTAGAATAAAAAGATAATTTAATGTTTCATTATTATAAATGGCTAATAATGAATCCCAAATTGTGCACAATAAACGAAATGAATTTATTGACAATGTTAAACAATGGGTTACTTTAGATAGTCAATTAAAAATTGTTAATGAAAAGACACGAATTATGCGTGAAGCAAAAGGAACTCTCAATGGTAAAATATGCAGTTTTGTAAACGACAATAATATGAATCACAAACACGTTGAGATTAGCGATGGGACATTGAAATTTTATAAGCGCAATGAATACAAACCACTCACTTATGCTTATTTGGAAAAATCATTACACGACATTATACCCAATGTCAAACACGTCGAACATATATTAAACCATTTAAAAGAAAATCGGGAGGTAGTTGTTCACGATGATATTCGGCGCAACTATTCAAAATAAATTATTGATGATATATATATAAATGTTTAAAACAGAACCATCATTTTTACAAAAATCTATATTTGAGGAATTTAATGAAAATGGTTCGAAATATACAATTGGGGGATATGTTTATGATGACATCAAGACAAACCAAGATGATGAAATACTAGGTGGTGGTAATAAAATGAAGGATAAAGTTGTTCCTATGGGTCTGGTTTTAAATAGGTACAATGAAAATCTCCCACAAATGAAGTGTAAAGAAAATATAGGACTTGTTGATATAAAACTATTTGATGAGTTCCTCAATTTAAATTACAAACCTCTTGTCAATTTAACACGCAGTAATAAAACTAATAGGTCTAAAAAACAAACACGAAAAAGATGAAAATATCTATATGTAGTAATACGTACATATAGATTTCTATTGGTAAACAGACCAGTCTGATTTATTATGAGGATTTAAGTTTAACATCTTATCTGCGTTTTCTTTCCAGAATGCTATCTTCCGTTCCGTTATTACATCTCCCTTTGTTCTTGGAGTAAGTTTGCTTGTTTTCATTCGTTCAGTATCCAATTTAGACGCATCGGGTTTCAATCCAAAGCAATTCACTCCATATTTAATCTTGGGATTGGACATAAAACCCCCGTTTACTCCTGGTCGTCCGCAACTATTTTTCATTTTATTGTTTGATTGTAATTTTTTCCACGTATCTTTCTGCGTAGGGAAGTACGCCATTTGATTTTCGGACCATCCGTAATTACACCATTCTCCTCCTGAATTGTAAGCTGTTTCTATTTCATCATAAGACGCAAGACGAGCACCGAGTGCACTACACACATGAGGAGCTTCCTCGTAAGTGTATAAGTTATTAGATACATTAAAGACCTCCTCCGTTGGAATTGGTTCTCCAGATGTGGCATCCGTTGTTTGAACGTCTGGCACATCAACGTCCACTTCAACCGAAATTGAAACATCGTTGTATAAAAATTTGTTTATTGTATCTTCGAAAATTGTAACTACTGGAATGTTAAGAACGTCTGTAAAAACAACTGCTAATATATTTGCCAACAACGCACACCATAATATAAACTGTAGAATGTCTAACGCGAATGAACTACGTCCATCTGATGTAGGCAAGTGTAATATTTTGGTGAGTCCTGTAACAAATCCCAATGCGACTACAAATGTAAACAATGTTTCTATGTCTAATATGGATTCCTTTGTACGTACGTATGTAGTTTTCATAAGATTGTTATGTTCGTTTTCACTAAGGTCGTAATATTTTTTAAATAAGAACACCATCGAACCAGTTACGGTTATTATATTTGTGGCAGTTATTAGCGAGTCTTGACCCTCATTTGATGACATTTTAAAATAGATCCCTAAAATTATATATAACACAGCAAATATCGCTAAAAATGATACCAATATTTTCAGGTTTTCTTTATTAAAGAACTTTTTGAATAGTCTCACTACCTTGCTTGGTTCAGTTCCTGTTTCGGTGTCTTCTGTAGCTCCCGTAGTTCCTGTATCAGTTGCTATTGTTCCTGTATCATATTCTATTGTTGCCGTTGACATATTATATTATAACGTGGTATTTTTTTTACGATAAAATAGGCAGTATGCCATGGGTGTTATTATGCTACTTGGATCGGAAACCTTTTGAACATTATTATCATTGAATAAAAACCAATTGCCTGTATAATTTTTTACAAATGCCGTATAATGTCCTCTAAATACACCTCCACTGTGATTGCATATTGCATATAATTCGTACACATATGACTTTGGTTTATAACCACATACATATTTAGATAAGTCGAGGTCATCTAATGGGAAACTAATCTTGTCATTGCGTTTATTTGTTCCATCTGCTGAGAATCTAGCAAGTGTAATTACTAATACATTTGGGAAATTCCAAAAGCGTGTTCTCTTTATTATGTCCTCCTTCGTTTTAGTTTTTTCATTATACCAAGCATTGTCTCCTTGCAATTTTTCTTCTTCAGTATATAAATCAAAACAATCGTATATTGTTATGTTCTCTTTGGTTGGTATCGGTAGGTCTGTTATGAAATACTGTTCTGGTTTTATAATATGTTTCGTTTTTCGGTCAATTGACAACAATTCTGTGACGTGAAGTCCGTAGAACATTTCCATTATCTCACTATATTCTCGTCCATAATTATCTTTAAGATGGTCATAACACTGGACCGCTAATTCATCCAGTCCGTTTTCTTTCTTACCTGATACACGAACCGTTACTGGACGGGCAAAACTATTGTGTATACAATCTAACATAAACAATAAAAACTCTGAAATATCATTTTGACTCCATCCTGTAAAAATATCTATGTTCTTCGTTTTTGCTACGGTTTGGACACTTGTAACAAATTTATTGGGTGATATAACGCCGTTATTTGACCATATTATTTTTCTTAGTTCGTTCCATTCATCCAGTATTTTACTATCTTCATTGTTATTACGTTTATCAGTTACATCAAGCAACAGATTTAATTCATATGTATGACTAAGTGCTTGTAAGCACGAATTTAAAAAACACGTGTTTCCTAGATTGGCAAGTCCAACGTAACCATATTGATTATATTTAGGTGTCATTGTGTATTGATATATAAATATAAACATAAATCTTTATATATATTAGAAAAAGTATGAATCATGACCGAACACAATTTGGAGATACATCAGATCCCAATGACCAAGCACAATTTGCTAGAGATGTCATAACAACATACAATGAGAACATTCGTATGAACAATCAGCATATGTTGGAATATAATCAAAATATGCGCGAAATATTGGCAATTGTACGTGGGATAAATACGCCGGTACAGCAACGACCCACATCACGACGGTCAGTGCCACGAGCACCACCTCCAACACCACCATCACGACATACACATCCAACTGATCCTACAATGCGTGCTTCGGCTAGTTATAATTCTTCACGACATTCTGACCTTGCTCCGTTTGGACCTACGGAAAGCGCAGATGTTTATGTAAACAATGTTGCTAACGATTATATAACCCTTCGACGTAGTCTCGGTCCTCGTGCATATCGTCCTCGTGCATATCGTCCTCGTGCGCTTAACAGGGAAACACGTGTACCTGATGTAAGTCTAAATGTACCTGATGTTCAAATATTAAGTTCTAATCAACGAAGACCAGGATATGATTCAAATTTTACATCCATGTACTGGAGGCTTATTAGCGAAATGCCAGGACTGTTCAATCCTAATACAACATCAACTGCTGTGTCAAGAGGGTTAACAATCGACGAGATAACAGTGGGTTTGCGTAGTGTAGACTATAACCCTACATTTCATGAACGAATTGATACAAGATGTGCCATTTCACTTGAAGATTTTGAAGAGGGCGATGCCATTACTCAAATTATAGAGTGCGGTCATATATTTAAAGTAGAACACATAATGAGATGGTTTGAACGACAAACAAAATGTCCTGTGTGTAGATACAATTTAAGACACACAATGCCAACCGATAATAGTGAGGATGAAATGGAAAACGTTGTTGATGATGAAAGTGATTCGGAAAGTGAGGGAGAAGCATTGGAAGCTAGTATCGCAAATCATATAAATGGCATTGCTAACGAATTCGCAAGTTCTATAGTAGATTCACTGTTAACACCCGCACATATTAATAGAAGTTTGAGTATAGATCAATCAGGCAATGTTGTGTTTCAATCTGACATTTCGGGTTCTTAATAAAAAATTTTAAGTTATCTTAATTGTATATTACTTGGCAAATGTGAAGAAGTTAGTGATATTTTGGATACCATTGCGCTTGTTTGTGATTTTATTCAATACCTTATCGAAAAGTAGAGTCTTCACTTTGGCCGAACAATATTTCTCCTTCTTTTTCATATATAACTCGTAATCATGTCCATATTCGGCTTCGAGCATTTCGATGTCCTTCCTATATTTTTTAATCGCATTTGGTTTTCGTTGATATTCCCATATCTTTTCCACAGCCAAACCGAACAGTTGTTGTAAAGGTTTCATAAGCTGATTTGTGATATAGTGGGCATAGTCTATGTCAATGTTGTTGTTCGTGATATATTCAGGCGTTTCGATTCGCTCACCCATCAACCTCTTCTTGCTGTCTGTATTTACAAATAGATATTTGATACGATCACCGGGTTTCGGTTTATTTCCTGGCTCTCTCTCACCAATCCTGTCAGCAAGAACCTTATGAGCTATCTGCCGAGGGTTCTTATATCCACTACGCAGGGCACGAGTGATTGCCAATTTATCCATGCTGACATTACCATCAATCAGATTATTAAGCGAATCGTCTAAGAATGTAATGGCTTTTGAAATGGTATTTTCCTTCATTAGGATGTTCACAATGCCACCGTAAGTATCTTTCAAATAATCACAAGCATCACGACGCTTGAGCGATAGACCCATGTATTTTAGTTTTCCTTTGTCGGGATTATGTTCGTATTGAATACCAACATAGCGTTTCTTTGATAACAAACAAAAGGGCCAGAACGTTTTCTCATACTCCAAATCATGTGGTGCTTTTAGGAACTGGGTAGCCAATTCGCCCGCTCGTTGTGCCAGTTCAATCGTGATTTTCAGACCTTTCTTTCCTGTAATTTTTTCACCTTCTGGTGTTTCCAGGTTAAATGTAAAGAATACACTGTCTGTATCTCCATATACATATTCAGCTTTGCTTCTTACTTGTCCTTCTTCTGTATCGCATAGCGTATCTCCATAACACTCTTCAATTATATGTTTTCCGTATATAAGCAACTTGCGTCCGGTAGCAGTAGTTGACGCAGCTACATCTGGTTCGTAAAATGTGCTTGTCTTTGCTCCCGTTTGTCCATATAGTGAATTTGCTGTAACCTTGATACTCAATTGACGTTGTTCTAGCACATTTTTCATAAACGCATCTTTCTCCAATGGAATCTTTTTTCGTGTTGCCTTACGTTCGTATAACAACTCTTCAAGAATGGACGGTAGAACAGCTTTACCTTCAGGAAACTGTGCAAAACGACACAGTTTATGACCTTTCAATACCTTTACTGCCGCTGCTGTAGGATTCTTGCGAACGTAACGAAATGTATCATATTTAATATCGACATACTTGTATCCAGGTAGATTGTCATATATGTATTTTCCATTCTTGTCTTTCTCTCCCGTTCCTCTATCTACCAATTCTATACCATCTAGATCATATTCCCTTGTCCATACTTTACTATCGTGTGACAAATTCTCACTGATAATTGATGACGGGTATAGTGAGCTATAATCAACACACGCTACTGGATTGTCTAGGTAGAAATCACATTTGGGTGGCAATACAATTGCACCTTCGTATCCATCATTTCCTCCTGTCTTTTCTATATCAGGCATCAGTGTGTTCTTAATGCGACATTTCTTTGCTACATAACTGGTCAGTTTAATTCCCTGTCCACGGAATACGAGGAAACTTATAGGGACACTACACATGCGTGACATCTCAGTATATCCAGTAATAACATCGATCTTATTCAACAAATGATGGACTAGGTTACAATCCTGTATACAATATTTGGCTACAATTGCTCTGTCAGTTGATGAACCGTTTGTTAGTCTGAAAATGTCTTGGGGTGTAACGTCATCCTTTGCCATGCCCCAACGCACAGATTTCGTCATGTCAATTGTTTCCTCGTGATATCCCTCTATCACAATCACATTGTATTTGCTGGTCTGTTCCTTTCCCTTTACAGTTTCCACTACATCTATATCACGACGAATGTCTACAGCTTGAAACTTCTTGCCACCCCCGTAACAATCTTTCGTAAATGTGTGAAGTTCGATGTGAATGAAATCGTCTTTATTCAACCCTGTGAGATTTTTACTATATAGTTCAGTAACATCACCCAGCGTATCGTGAACAACGTTCTTTACCATTTTAATATCATCGCCTATATATTCACCTGCTACATCGTCTAGCTTATATGATGATAAGTTAAAATCACGACGGAAGTATGTATACATATCTATTTGAAGACGCCCTGTTAATTTTGTGTAATTTAAATCATGCTCACCACTCGCCAGAATAATCTTCGAGTGTTCGATTCCCTCCACTCTACCTGTGTCACGGTTTCGTTTTCCACATACCTCCTCTTTTTTCCTTGATAATTTGAGGAATTCCTCGGAACAACGATTTGCTTGAGCACGTTCAAACATGAACTGGTAGTCAAAACCAAATATGTTATACCCTATTATAATATCGGGATTCTCCTTTTGGATTAGTTCCGTCCAAGCAACTAATAATTGTTCTTCCGTATTTACCGAAACAATCGTCGCATCCACTACGTCATCACACGTTCCTAGGACAAGACAGTGATTCATGTATGGTTTTTTTTCACCGTAATTCATGAATGTTGAACCAATAAATGTTACTTTGTCTCCCTCTAGCTCTGGTAGCACAGCACACATCACTTTGTCAAGTTCATTGATTTTGTCTTCACGGGCGTAATCGTTATTCAATAACATATCAACAACGGAGACTTTCGTGTCTATTTTCTTATTCTTTTTTGCATAGTAAGGATTGTCATCATCGCTATTGTATCCTGACGACATATCATTTAATTTTGTAAACATATAATCTATCGTTTGAACGCCATTGTTTTGTGCTTCTAAGATAACATCCTTCAGTTTCTTTCCTAGTATTCTAGACGCTTGTTTCTCAATCTCAACTTTCGACGTTCTTGATGTATCTTGTGTCTTCGGGTATACCAAATCTACTCCGTCAAACTTCTGATGACCAAACGCTGCCAATATAGAGTTTTTGATTAGTGTTTTGCTCATACTATCATTGGGATTATGTTTGTCGAATAAATCCATGATATTGGATGCAAGTCTCTTATACGTCTTTGTAGGTAGAGGGAAATCTCCATGACTACTACTTGCCTCAATGTCAAAACTGCATATCTTGTATGGGACTGGCTTCTCACATTCGGGCATAGCAATTACTTCACTTTCACTACATTCATACTCGGCGTCACAAGAGGTTGTTTTATCTACGATTTCACACTTTTTAGAATTTTTGATCTTAACCCACCCCGATGGGTTAATTTCGTGTATGTGATAATATCTAAGGAGAGGAGGAATGTTACTTTCATATAATTCCAATTCGCATTTTTTATTATTTATCTTGTATTCTAAATTTACACGTCTTCGTTCACCGTTTTCGTCATATGAATTCCAAAGTCCCTTTGCTTTTGTCATGCCTATGTTGTTCGTAAACTTAAACTTGATGAATTTATAGTCTTTTCCGTGAGTAAATCCATATAATTTCTTCTTTGAAATTAGTTCAGCCGACATCATATATTTAGACGCATAACCCATCTTTCTCATTAAATATGACTTAATTTCCGCTACATGACTGTTGTCACAGTCATCGCTTACTTTCACATAAAAGAATGGACTATAATTATTAACCTTGATGCAACACGTTTTGCCGTTTTCGTCTATTCCGTACAATTCTATCATAAATTTGGGAATCTCCTTGTTGCTCGTCTGTTCTTCATCGCTACCGTCTTTCTTTTGCACGTAATCATAAAAGTTATAATCGAACAATCTGTATTTTGCACATACAGATAGTTTTCGTTTTTTAGTTTCTTGGACCATTGGTCTTTATTGTGTGTTGTATTTATTATCTTGTGTGGCGAAGTTTATAAAATCAATTTTATAAAATAATAATACACCCTTGAAGATTTAAAATGGGACAACTAATTTGAAAATATAATAAAAAGATTTAAATATTTGTTATTATATATAGTATCATAATGGATAAAGAAAAAATAAAAGAAATATTAGAAGAAAATGCTAAATTAAAAGAGGAACTACAATCAACTAAAGAGCATCTAAAAAAATACACAGCACCAGCAAGTAGTAAGGTATATTATGAAAAGCACAAAGAAGAACAAAAACAAAGAGTTAGAACCTATAAAGAAAAAACAAATTATAAATCTTCACCAGAGCAGGTTAAATTATATAACCAACGAACATATTTACGAAGAAAAGAAAAACTGCGAAAGGAATTAGAAGAAAAACAGAATGGCGTGAATATTTAGGAATAAATGGTTATTTATAAATAACCATTTAAAAATAAAAATCTTTTAGTAAGTATATAGAATGGTGAAAAAGAAAAAGAAGGACTCTTTCCAAGAGTTCCGTTCCACAGAGAAATCTGCTTACACTACCATCAAAACCACACTCAAATCCGCATTACATAACCATAACGAAGTTCAACCAGTTATAACTAATTTGGTTTTTGAAATGAATGATTTGATGATACACTCTTATCAATTTATCAGATTGTATGTGTTAAAATGTTATAACGACAAGCAACCTTTACCTGAAATAAATGAGAAGTTCATTTTGTATTGTATCAAAACATTAGGAATAAGAAGTAATCAAGGAGCAAAAAGTAAAGATACCGACCTTTTGGAAACATTACAATCGTTTTATAATAATGAATACCAACCTTTATTGAACCACGAAAAGACCATGTTAAAGAATACTACTTTTCTATTACCTTATTTAGCAACGCAACTACATACTTCCTTATCTAATAATACACAAGAACATTTTATTCAACATTTCCTTCGGTTCATCAACAAAACCACAACGAATATAACAGAAGATAAAGCAATCCTTTTCAAGTTCAAGAAACTCGCATTGGAATGTAATGAGGAAACAGACCCTATGTTTGATGACTGGAAACTCACTCATTTACCGAATATTCTTCCTGAAAATATTAAGAAGTCAGTTCATTATGATGTGAAAGTAAAACCATTTGATTATTTGAAAGGTATGCTGTATATGAATGCCGTATTAGAAAAGGAAGAACACAAATTATTCCAATCTTTACCACTTCGTAATAACATTATTCCCAAACATATCATTTTGGATACATCAACCATAATTAGTTTATTCTATCCTGCGAATAGTAAGGAAGGAACGAAGAAGGGAGAGATGCACAAAAATATCAAGGTGTATCAACACGATGTATGGAATAATCTTTTGAACTTACAACATAAAACATTCAAAAACAAACACTATCAGTTTCATCATCAAATCCAAACAGATGGGATTAGTTGTTCTTTGTTGTTTATTCGTAAGGATTTGAAAGATAAAAAATGGGGTTCAAGAGTTCCTACTTTACCAGCACAAGATTTTCATAACATAGAGGATTTGTCAATAGAACAACTCAAAGAAGTAGCACCACGTAATATTGTCGGTTTAGACCCGGGCAAATCGAACCTTGTATACATGATGGATAAAAGTGGTAAGAAACTTAAATATACCGCATCTCAAAGGAAACGAGAAAGCAAAGCAAAAACAAACCAACGAATATTATTAGTAGAAAAGAAACGAAACAACGTCATAGAAAAAGAAACTCATTTATCCTTTCAAAATAGTAAATCCGTAGATTATGAAAAGTTCAAAGAGTATTTAGTAGAAAAGGATAAACTGAATAAAGAAACAACCGAGTTTTACAAGCGCGATGTTTGGAGGAAAATGAAGTTTCGTCAATATAGTTATGGTAAGAAAAGCATAGATGTGTTCCTTAATAAAATCAAAGAAACATTCGGCGACAACATTCTTATAGGATATGGAAATTGGAGCAGAAGCACTCAAATGAAACATTTTATGCCTACACTCAATAAGGGATTGAGAAAGCAAATCCACAAGAAGTATGATACAATAACAATCAACGAATGTAATACAAGTAAAAAATGCTGTGAATGTAATAACGATTTATCTTATTACAAGCATAGTAATGGAAACAAGCAGTTCCGTCTTTTAGTATGTTCTGGATGCGTGAGACCCCAAGTCAAACAAACCGTATTCAAGACAAGAGACGCAAATTCAGCAATCAACATAATGAACTTAACAAAGTGCTGGATAGAGAA